TCGCCAGTTCAAGTCTGGCTAGCGGCTCTTGAACGGGAACCTGTTAATCATCTTGTATTTAAGGACTTAGGTTCCCGTTTTCATTTACGATATCTTCAATTTATAGATTAAAAAAAAGGGAAAATTGTCCAGTGGTGGACAAAAAAACTTATCCAAAACTTATCCTTTAAATTTTAATCTATTATGGCAACTATTAAACTTACAATCTTCAAAGCAAAAGTTTTAAAGGACGGAAGGCATAAGATAAGAATAGCCGTATGTCATAAGAAGGAAACATGTTATATTGTAACACGTTTTATAATCGACAACCTTTCACAATTTAAGGATGGACAGGTTACAAAACGTCCGGATGCTTCAATTATAAATTCCAAACTAAGAAACATGATGAATGATATGCAGAATAAACTTGATGAAATAAAACATCAGTCTCTTTATTCTTGCAAACAAATCAAAGACATGCTTGTTTCTGACTTAGAAACAAAGGGCAAACAAAACATCACATATCAAAAAGCGTGTTCCATATTTATAAATGAGTTAAATTCTGAAGGTAGGGAAAGTTATGCAGTATTAATTGAAAGAAGCTGCAGGTACTTCACAGAATTTACAAGAGGAGAAATACCCATGTCAGATATAACACCCAATATTATTGACGGATTCTCAAGATATCTAAAAACGAAAAAAAATATAGGGAACACAACAATAGGAATGATGATGTCTCAAATAAAAGCGGTGATCAATAGAAATATAAACTCCGGTTCTGTGAGATACGAAATACATCCGTTTGCTTATAAAAAAATCCCTAAATCTCCAATTAAAGAAGTAGATATATCCTTAGAAAGTCTTAATATGATAAGAAATAGTAATCCCAAAGAAAAAAAGTATATTGTGGCAAGGGATGTTTTTATGCTTTCTTTTTATCTCGGTGGAATGAACTTAATAGATTTGATGAATACTCGTTTTACTAGCGATAAAGTAGATTATGTAAGAATTAAAACGAAACTTAAAACTGAAACAGAACAACATTGCCTGCTTCCTATTACTGATCCAGCAAAAGAAATAATAGACAAATGGATAAACAACAAAACAAAGAAATTGGACTTTGGATATAAGTTTTCTTATCATAATTTCTCAAGATACATATGCAGGTCTCTTTCAGAACTTGCAAAGGAGCTAGGAATAAAGGAAAAAGTTGTATTTTATTCTGCTAGAAAGTCGTTTGCACAATATGCATTTGACTTAGGAATACCAGATAACGTGATAGACTACTGCCTTGCTCATTCGGACAAAGGTAGAGGAATTGTCAGGTACTATGCTAAAACGAGATTTAAGCAAGCAGAAATAGCTATTAAAAGAGTCACTGACTATATCAATAATCCAAGCAAATATCAAGAGTATATCGAGATGAAAGCGGATATAATGTTGATGAAAACATAAAGGCAGCCTAATAAGCTGCCTTTTTTACACAAAAACTAGATAGATAAACAGGAAGTATCCCCTGCTTTTGGTAATCTCATTGTTGACACTGCAAATATACAAAAATGTGCATTATATTTCTTCCAATTTTGCTCTAAACTTCCGGAACATATCAATGGTCGGGTAAAACGTCGGATTCTCCCAGTTCTTTCCAATCATCTGGATCATCGCCTCTATATGACTTTTGCAGTCTATTACTTTGATGCATTTATCCAAGACCAGTCCGCCTTCCGGATAGGTCTTATTCTTTAGGGCATCATGTGCCCATGAGAGCAACTCTCTGATTGATTCTTGATCGTATTTGTTTTCTTCCATGATTTTTAATTTTCGGCAAAGGTACAAAAAAGCCCAGCATGTTGTATACCGGGCGATTCCATTTTAAAAGAGGCGTTATAAATGGAAAGGAGCTATTTTTTCTTTGCATCTTTCTGATGATATAAAGGTATACTTTTTAATCCATCAATATGTTCATATAGATCATTTTCGATATGTTCGCAATGCATAGGATCAAGAACAAAATCAATCCCTTCACGTCTAGCCAATTTTGCAGCAGGGACAAAATCTGAATCTCCAGAAATAAGAACGATTTTATCTACAAAACCTTTTAAAGATAAAGAAGCGATGTCAACACCAATTTTCATATCAATCCCCTTTTGACGCAATTCATAATATACGTCATCCGCATTAATGTCATCAAGAGAAATCTCTTTCTTTAATAATTTTCTCATTGTGTTATCATAGAAAAGCCATCTTTTGCTTTCCTTAATATTACCTAGACGCAGAGCGACTTTTCTCTTTTTCTTAAGTTCGTTTATTAACTCACTTCTGCGGATAGCCTCTTCTGTTTTAGAAAAGTCTATGCATTTATTAGAGACAGGATTATGTATCTTTTTGGCGAATGGTACACAATCATAATAAAAAATGCGATATAAATAATTATTTTTCCCTACATGAGAATGGGATATAGTATATAAATCATTGGCAATAGTTAATGCTGTCTTTTTGCCGGACTTATTATACATTGCGTTATAGCGTTTTATAAAATACCCACCATCAATTAATATGGCAACTCTTATAGGGGTTTCTGTGTACGATGTATTTGGACGCGTTTTCATAAAATAAAAAAATGGCCTTTGGTTAGGCATGCCCATTATCAAGAGGGGGACAAACGTAAGCCAAAGGCATAATCATGTGCTGCAAATGTATGAATTTAATTTGTATCTGCAAAAGGTAGAAGATAAATTGCAATAAAAAATAGATTATTTTATATGTTTTACACTCATCAAGTTACAATATCAATTATACACACAAAGATATAACCCTTGCAATAATCGCAAGAGGAATCAGCCAGTATAGCCACCTTTCTAGGCGTTCCATAGCATCACCAGCAGAAGACGGCAGAAATCTGAATGATACCGGTCGTCGGCTTGATCAAGCAATATGTCCAGCTTAACGTTTCTCATTTTCGAGCACTGTTTTTATTCGTTCTTCAGTAAATCCAAATCGGGCGGCAAACTTTTTGAAAGCCTGCATCTTGTTGTTAGGGATAAGAGAATACATACTATTAATGGGAGTATCACTCTTTAATGCTTTTTGCACTTGCTTCTTTTTCATGGAATTAATGTATTAAATGTTTAACCTTGTTTTTACAGCAATTACACTCACATAGTAATGACTTCGCGTATTCCCATGTCTTTTCGATGATATCATCACCAATATACTGAATTTCTTCTCCATATGGATCAATGCCAAACGCCTGGCAGATATGGGTGGCCATGTGCCCGCATTCATGCCGCCAAGATTTGGCAAACTCCTTTGGGGACGAAGTAAGGGCAATGACCATTACTGTTTCCCGGGTCCCGAAGTTGGAGTAAGTAACTCCGGTATTCAAATTGCCGGAGCTAATATTCTCATACGCAGTACGAAGCATATCACCGTCGCAGCCGATGGAATGCATATTATCGAGTATTTCCTCTGTATAATATGTATCTACTGCATAATATACCATGCAGTTCCATCCATACTTGGGTAATGCGAACCGTTGTCGTATCATTCATCAAAGCATTTCGTCCCACTCAATAGGTTCTCCGGCAGCAATCATTGTCGCATACCATCTTCTCATCGTTGTTCCGTCAGGAGCATCAGGGTCATCAATTGTATCCTTTATATAAAGAGCCAAATGCGCTTCATCGGGAATAGATGACTTCAGATAATCCGCCTTACCCATGTTGGCTACATACACATAATCATATAGCGCATTATTTTCAAGCTTTATGCCATAGCGGGTAAGCAACTCATCTACTTTTTCTTTCGATATCGGTTCAATCCGCTCTTTTTTACCGGTAGAAGGATTAAGCTTTTTCATGAGCGACACTGCAAACTCGCACATTTTCTTATTGAAATGCCAACCGAAGTTAGACAAGTAAGCTTCCATTTCTTCCGGTCTTCTATCTCTTATATCCAAAGGTTCTCTCCTCATGATTAAATAAAGTTATAGGGAGCAGAAATGATCCACCCCCTAATTAAACATTAACGATAACGGGAATAGCGTCCTGTACCACGTACACCGCGTCTTTCGCCATAGCCGCCACGACCGGAACCGCCACCATAATCACCACGTTCGCCCATCTCGTCATAGCGGTCGTCGTCATCGTCATAATAACGTTCACGTCTTCCCATGCTTTCACCACCACCGGATAACTCCTCGATGCATTGCATCAACTTACCACCGTATTTAAGCATCTTTTCAGCGTAGTCGGACATTTTCTCGACCTTGCTCTCGGAAATCTCAATCATCATCATACTATTGTTTTTTAGAATTGTTACTACCAGATGCCTTTTCAGAAGACTTGAAGAAATCAGCCATCATAGCCTTCAATTCGCTAAGTTCTTGCCGAAGCGCTTTATTTTCCGCTTCCTGACGCTGGCGTTCTGCAAATTCCGGATTAAGTACCTGAAGCATCTTGTCGCATGACTCCATGACGGAACGATGATGATCGACACTGCCCAATATCTCAGAGGAGCGGTTGCGCATGGCGGCAACTTCCGCATTCATCGATTCCCTTGAGCCGGATATTACCATATTCCCACCTCCGGGAAAGTTTGCATCAGCAATGTCAGACATTGCAGGTATTTTCTGAAATGTAACAGTTTGCTCACCAACCTTGATGGTCACATCAACCACCATTCTAGGAGGCTGTCCATAAGGGAGAGGCTGCTGCATAAACTCAGCAACCGGTGTAGAAACTCCGGAGACGGAGCCAACTTCTATGTATGGAGTGTTATCCTTGTGTAGGATAAAAAACTCGCTGTTTACTCTTAGATTCTGAAAAGGCATAATTTATTAACTCTTTAAAGAGCGGGATTACTCCCGCCCATTATTTTAAACTACTCCGGTAAGAATTTGCAATGTGTTGCTACCTGATTCGTAGTAGCACAGATAAATTCCGGTACCGGTAATATCCGAAGCAGTAACATCTGCGCCGGCGATCGTAGTCAGTGCTTGAGTAGCACCGTTGGTATCAAACACTACCGGCAATGTACCGGTAGTACCGGAAGGGATCGGCTGTGCCAAACGGAACAGAATCAATCCGCTAAATGGAGCAGAAAGGAACGGATGATTCCGAAAAGAGAAACGTACGTTGGTAGTACCTACGGTAACACCTGTACTTTCCAATCTGGGAATACCATTCTTATTTGCCATGATAAAAGGACTAATGAATGCCATATAATGCCTCCTTCCTTTTATCCCCAACCATTAAAATTGCCCCATGCCCCAATACCATTGTAAAGACCATACTGAGCTGCAACGCAAGAAGGAATCCCTACAACCGGACTATAAGGCACCTTCGCTACTTCCGGCTGGTTACATTCGATTTTTGCAAGACGAGTACTCAAATCATTTAAAGCTGCACCAAGAGGAGCCGTTGCCTGTCCGACAATCTGAGAGGTCATAGCAGAACTCTTAAATGTGCTATTCTCCTCACGAAGTTTATCAATCTTGTTCTGCATTTCACGCATTTCAGCCGCACGCTGGCCGGCAAGAATCTGCTGGGTGCTATCCTTGATGGAATTTTGCAGATCACAAGTCTGACGTTGAGTTTCATATGCAACAGAAGCAAAGCCTCTTTCCTGACCAGTCGCAACACCGTTAATGGCATTTTGCAATGTGTTCGTTTGCTGACAGATCGCCAGACGGTTTTCGCAGCAGCATGAAGCAATCTGTTGAGCGATCTGACAGTTACCCTGCTGGATAGCATTGATAATCTGCATTGAGCTTTGACCAACCTGATTTCCTACCTGTTGCACCTGTGACATCACCCCATTGATAGCATTCTGAACCTGACCGATTGAACAGTTCAAATTAGTAGCCAGATTGTTGATTGCCTGTCCGTTCCCCTGAATTGCACTCATAAGTAACTCCCTTCCTGCATCGTTGTTAATTAAGTTAGGGATACCGGCTCCGGCAAATCCGCCACCGTTTCCGCCATCTCCATTGTTTCCCCAGCCATTGCGTCCAAACAATGGGAACAGGAAGAACAGGAAGATTATCCACATGAACCATGATCCATCTCCACCAAATCCGTTGTTGTTCTTTCCTTGCATAGCAACCAACAAGTTTGGATCAATACCTTTCTGTTGCAATAGTGGAGCAAGCATAGCCATCATTCCACTACCACCACCGTTCCCGCCTGACTCCGGGAAAACGTAAGTCTTTGTTTCACTCATATTAATATACAATTATAACACGGTCAATATCAACCGCATCACAAAAGTATATAATAGAAACTGCGTAAATCAGAGCTCATTTTCAAGCGATTTGCGAATATTTTGCAGATATATTGCAATCATTTTGTTTGCCAGTTTACGGCTTTCAAAAGTAGATATAAGGTAGCGGATACTAGCGGATGTCTTGTGAAGCAAAGTCGCTATTTGTTCAGGGTATAGCCCGTATTCAGCGAGGAAGAATACTACAATAGAACGGGCGTCAACAACTTCAGTAACTTTACTTGATGAAAGGATCAATTCAGTAGAAACTTCAGTTTCTTTTCCAACAACATTTAGAATCTCGGCAAAAATCTCTGACTTACACATAGTAATTTAATTTTTTATTGTACTTTTGCCTTTGCCAATCAAACTTACGAAGATCTGAAGAACAAAAGCATGTATAGAAATGTTAAGGACATTATACCCCTGACACTATCTATGCATGCTTTTGTATGTTTAAAAGTTTGATTGGCGTCAACTTTTAGTGTCGGGGGTTCTTTTTTACTCTATCCCCCGAAAGAGCTACATTTGTTATGATAACCGGCCTTCTACTTTACCGGTAACTTAGTGCTTAATAATCATTCCGAGATGTTCCTCGGATTGATCCTGAATAATCAATGAATCATTTTAGCCTCCTTTCTTGATTTTCCGGTTATAGACTATATTTCCTATTATTACGAACAAAAGTGCCAATGCCATTCCGAATGCCCAGCCGCCTAATTCCAGCTTTATCTTCTGCCATCTGGACAGCTCCTTCTCTACCGGGTATGGAACCTGGATCGAATCAGTCTTGATAACTGTATCCGTCTTGTTTATCGTCAGATACCGGTACAAGTATTTGTATTTCTCCTTGTAGACGGTATCTCCTTTTACAAACAGGAACACGCTATCACGCTGGTAGATGCTGTCGAACCGGATACTGTCACGGGTCTTATACTCTACTCTCACTGTTTCTACCGGAACATACTTGATGCTCCGGCAGCTTGTGAAACATATTCCTGATATCAGGAAAACGATATAGAAGAAAGTTCTCATAGTGTCTCCTTACTTGCCCAAGCCGGACCCGACAACAAAACATTCAGATATTCACCTTCGTAGGTAGGATAAGGATAGACCGGTTCCTGCGGAGTCTCTTCTTCGTCCAGTAACGGTAAGGTCATAACAGACGGGAAAAGAGTTTCGTAATGAACCAGTTTCATGATAACCTGAGTACCGTCTACGCTCTTGCGTGGGATCAGGCGTAGTTCGTCGAGGACCTCTTGCGGTATCGCATTTAGATTCTCTGAGGGGAATACAATGTATTTCATAATTTCTTTTTATAAAAGTGTAAATAATATACCTAATACACAAGGGAATTGCGTGAGTTATTCATTAAATAATTCTGCCATTTCTCGCTGATAACATTCAAATATTTTTTGATGTCCTGCAAGCGATGGATGCACGCCATCGCTATTGAATGGCAATGATTCGTAGATGCTACCACTATTGCAAATATCAGCAGTTATTTTATCATTTTGCGTAAGATTACCCGCCCAATCAACAAATCTTATGCTACCGCCACGAATCCATGAATTTACCTTTGAAATCCATTCTCTTTTTGCATCGGTGTCATATTTATAAGACATCGCACCGCATTCAACAATCGGTTTTATTCCGTGAGTTTCACAAAATTCGCAAAGTTCGGTCAATCGCTGGATGTAATCATCAGCCGTTCTCTCTTGCATATCATTAAAACCTAAAACGAAAACCACATAATCGGGGCAAAACCATTCTATATGTTTTTTCGCAAGTTGTATATATCGGTCGCGCAATTCTTCGCCACCTTGACCAACTACAACAACATCATTTTTGCCTATGGCATTCGCTATCAAAGATGCGTATTTGCATTGCTGGCCAGACTTTTCATCAAACAATGCGCCTATAACCGTATCTCCACCAACATAACTATGGCCCGTAATAAGTATTTTTGCCTTTGGATTGTAGGAAGATGAAACCGAAATATTTGTCACTTCAATATTGCCCTTTTTCAATGAGACATAAGGTGCCCCCGTTAGAATTGTGATCTTTCTTGGTGCTATTGTTCGTAAATCACCAATATCATTTCGGTATGGAGAACGTAATAATTTTCTCCCAAATGTCACACCGCTTTCAATGTCGGTTATACTGAATATACCGCCATCTTCCAAAAACTCATCAAACAATTGATAAACATCACTGCCATTCCATGCTCCTTGATGCTCGTTTTTGAAAAAGTACTTATGTCCGTCATAAACACACGCATTGTATGGATAGTATTTTTCGCTTTCGCTAAAATCAGCAACATCCCCCATTTCAATGCGCTCAATTGAAAGTTTGTAATACTTACCAACTGATAGAGAAAAAGGCATATTTTCCGACCATACGTCAGTTGCCGGGATTGCCGAGGTGGTATCGCCCGATCCATCTTGTCCGTAGGTCAAAGTGAATGTATTGCCGCTTGCGCTAATCTCCGTTGTAGAACCAAACATTGACAAATACACACCAATTCCAATTATCGAATTTGCGTCATTGCATTTGAATACCATTTCGTATTTATACCTTCCCAACTCAATATCACAGTCAAACAACAATTGCCTTGCGCTTGCGTTCATCGTGGACTCGTTAAGAATTGTCTTGGGGCCTGCCAGTCCAAATTCCTTGTACCCACCAAAAACATGACCATTTCGCGGAACAAAGGTCAAGTCATTTGTAGATGTTTTTTTGACAAGTTTATCCAATTCATCTTGCACATTTGAAACAAGTCTATCATACACAACAAGTACCTTTTCTTGCTCGGTTTTATTTGTGCACCCGCGAAAATAAACTGCATTTTGTGGTATCGGCAATTGTGTGCGGCCATTTGCACCGCTATCATAAGAATATGACTTGATGCAAGTTTGTTTATCTTCACTGTAAAATGCACAATAAACACCGCTACCATATACACATTTGGTTTTTACCCATTTTGCATTTTTGATATTGATAAAATCGGTTGCAATTCTATCGGCATCATTTACCGCGCTACCATCTGCAAGAATTATACAATTTTCAACATTGTATTTTCCAACATAGTCAATTTCGGCGTATTCTTTTGAGCACGGAACATCGTTTGCGGTAATATTTGACAAAGTTTCAACTTTTTCTTGCAAATATGATATATTTGTTTCGTTTGTCATTACCTTTTGCAATATGCCTTGCGTTTCTTCTCCATATGTTACGATACAAGTTGTAAAATCACCGATGTTTCGAATATAATAGGCATCTTCTTCCAATGTATATGTTGCACCATCTATAAAATTCACACCAATTTGTTTGGTTTTTGTCGCATCATAAAGAGCACAACTACCTTTTTTTTGTGGTATTGATATTTGAATTTCAGTACCCGCTTTTAGTGTGCCTTCAATCTCCAAAAATTGATATTGATCCGTAAAATTAAATGTGAGTTTTGTTTTCTCTTTGCCATTCAACGCTCCATTTAACTCACCGACTCGCTGTTCTACTTCCTCAAAGTTTCCATCTATCCCTTGCGCAATGACTCCCCACGATTTTTCTGAGTCTTTTGCTATATCAAATATCTTTTCCATATTATTCGTTTTTAATTAATGTTTCATTTGAAATAAAAGTATCGTTACCTAACATTGTCAAGTAGCTGGAGATAACTATGCTGATCTTCTGAGGTGACTTGGTGACCTTTCCGGTTATCTCGTAGGTTCCATTGTCTCCAGAGATGGATATGTCGCTGATGGCGTTAGATGATACGCCTATTAGTTTATCAGAAGCGTTTGACAAGGTTATGGTGATAGTTATCATGCTACCTTCGGCTACATACACTCCCGGATTAACTGAGTAGGAGATTGAAGAGTAAGGGATGTTACTCTTTACAATCGGTCTAAACTCAATCATATCCGGATAAAGAGTGCCTGCCTTGTACTTTCTCAATTGTCTCTCCAACAAGAACTCGGAGAGGCTGTAGGGGAAGAGCATGAGAGACCATAATGCGAGTTTGGAGAAACGAGAATCACCGTCTCTAATCGCTCCTAGCCACATGGAGTCACTATCAACGCCTGTACCTGCCTGTATGGAATTACCATTATAACTATATCTAGTTTGATAAACATAGTTTTTATTAAATAGATCGGGATTAGAGAGACCTGTATTATTAAGTCCGAATGAGTAAGTATGTATTCCGGAAGTCACATTAAAGGCTGATTGTTCGATAATAAAAGCTCCATCATTACTAATTTTAGATTTAGAGATAAGTCCACCTCCGTCTCCTTTTGGAGATAACCATTTACGAAGAGCCGCTACCGTATAGTCCTTCAAAATAGGCAATCCGGTAGCCTTGCCGAAGTCGGAGATACCGTCTAGATGTAAGGCGTCGGGATTTTCTGGGATTTGAGTGATAGTTATATCACACTCTCCTGTATAATTACTAACACGAAATCCTGTATAGTAGTTGTTTGCAGAAGCAATACTAGCAGGCAAGTCATAAATGCCATCCCCTTGAAGACTAAGAAGAATCATATTATCGTCTTTATCTACATATTGATAGAACAATTCCAAAGATTGGCTTCCCTTCACTTCTACCTTCATACTATTTACTTTTGCTCTAGTATATAAGATAGCCTGAGGATTCTTTATACGAGTAACACAAAGTTTGTTTGATGTATGTACAGAATCAGCGATATTGAATTGGGGAATCCATGAATCAAAGTCTACATTATATTTACCAATACCACTTTCCCCTTTCCAAGCAACGTTATTCAACTGGATATTGTGACCACCTACAAAGTCAATCAACTGATCGTTAAACTCAGCGTGGTTCTCGTTGGTGATACCCTGCTTCTTGATGTTGCAGTACAACTGAGGCTTGATGATCTGTCCGGGACGGTCCAAGTCGAAATAGGCGATGATCTGATTGATTTCGTCGGTGGTTAGGACTTTGTTGGCGATAAAGCCACCTGCGTAGGCGACTTTACTAAGCTCGTTGATTTTACCGCTAGCATCTATATATCCTTGTACACTAAACTTTGCTGTCGATACGTCTGCTGTTGAATTTACAGAATAATCATTTTTATCTCCCAATATATTGTTTACCACCGAGGTATTTATAGAACTAGATTCCTTAACATTAGAACACGTATAACCATATATTCCAGTTTTATTAATATCACTAACATTATTTCTTATATAAGCATCACTCAATCTAATGTAATTAGTTAATGGCACAGATGAAATACCACGGAAACTTATCTGATGAATAATACTCACCACCGTAATCTCATTGCTACCCTCCAATATCTCAGAGACTGGCTTGACGGACTCGATTAGGTCTTCTACTCCGTCTGTACATAGCCAGCCTTCGAAGTCGGTTCCCGGTAATCCATATCCACTGCCCTCTGCAAATCCGAAGTTCAGCAGGCGCATGTTGTTCCCGTTGCCGGACAAGTCCTTCAAGATTGCCCGGTCGGGGTCGTCGTTGGTCTTGCCCCAGGTGGATATAGCCATCTTGACGTGGCTAAGTAGTTCGGGGTCGATGTAGGGACGGGCGGAACCGGAAGAAGCTCCCGGAACTCCTAAGCGTATCGCATTCATGCGAATAGGATCAAGCCCTATCGCATCAAGCTTAATTGGATTTAATCCTATTGCGTCCATTATTCTTCCGATTCAAAAATAGAAGCCTTTACCGGTTCTGTTTCACATTCGATTTTGAGATATTGTCCGGGGATACAACCGACAATCGGACAAGCAAACTCTTTTGTATAGCCTCTACTCGGCAGTGGAGAGTAATTCTGCCCGTCATAGCTTATATACACCCAAAGCTTACCGCCTTTTTCAAATGTAATCTGCAATCCTACTTCCGCAGAATTTACCTGAACGGCATCGCTTACATAATTCTTCTCACCCTTCGTAAAGGTTATAGCTGTTTCTTTCATGATTATTCCTCCTCTTATTATGATTCAAATTTGATATCGTTAACTCTGTTCAGCCATCCACGTTTAAACTTGTTGTTTGCAGGACGTTTCCGGCAGATGTCCTCTATGAAATCAAAGCGAGCAATCTTAATTTGATCAAACAGTTCGCGTGGATTCTTAGAATTAACTGCCGCTATAGTTTTTGGTCCGACAATTCCGTCCGGCATTACACCAACCAATTCCTGCGGTATCTTGATACCATGAATACCGGAGGCCCATATCCAATCACATACTATCTCTGCTATACTTTGACTTTTTATTTCATCAGCTCTCCACCTATCCCAATAAAACATTTTTAAAACGCTTTTCCAGTCATCATATGACAAATTCATTAGTCTTTCAGATGTAGGTCTTGGATAGCCTTTTTTGCGACAAAACTCTTCATAAGTAGCCATTGTGACACCTACCATAGTTTGTCCTCCTGAATCATCGGGGTCATCGGCCCATCCTGTTTTTCTTGCTCTTTGAAAAAAAGATTCGTTTGTCTCGTTGTTTTTCTTAATTATACCAGCTTCCCATTTTATAAGAAATGGTATGAAATGTTCAATATTAGCCATATTATGCATACCTCCATTTAAATCCATAAGCCGTTTTTCTATAATCCCTGCATGCTTTTGACACCGTAGATGGATCTAGCCCCAAGGTCCTGCATGCTTCATTTAAAGAAATCCACTCTTTTACGATTCCAAAGAATTGATCTAATTGGAAAACTCTTTTATTTTTAGGACTTTTCATGCGTAGATTTCTCATCTTTTGCTTCTCTATAAAATGTAGATTGTTGCAATTTTCCTTATGAGTGACATATCTCAGATTGTCTACCCTATCATCATTTCGATTTGCATTGATGTGATCCACTTCCAATCCACCCTCTTTACATAAAAAAGCCCCTGCGACCAATAATGCTACTCTGTACGTTCGTACTATTCCATCTTTGCATAAACTCACCTGTCTATACCCGTCTTTATTAATAAATGGGGATATTTTACACCCTTTCCGATGTAAAATTTTACCATTTTTACGAATAAAGCATCTGTCTACAGAACGAACGTTTCCATAATTACTTACCATATAAAATCCTTCATACCCACTTATGTCTTTCCATTCTTCAATAAACGGTGCCAATTTCTTCACATCTGCCATATACTTTTCCTCCTATAATTATTTCCTTTGATTCAACTCATTATTTTCTTCTTGTATTATATCTCTGACATCTTCCTTGTCAACCTTGAACACCTTCTTCCCAAATACTCCCAGAGCACCAATCACATTTATATTGATCCCCTTTGGTTTCAATATGTTACCTACAATCGAACACCCTTCGATGAAGCATACCAATAAGCAGGAGTAAACATCAATAGAATATTCATTGTGACTTGCCACGCTAATCATGCATACCATACATACAAATGCGAAATAGGTAACCATCTTTCCCATAGTCGCACGAATCGCACGAGAAAAACGTACTTTCTCACCCATCAACATGCTTTTCCTTACCCCAAATGCAAGGTCACATAATATTACCGCACATGATACGATTAGCCAGGGAATCATGTTCTGAAGAGACTCAATGACGAAAGCGGTTGCGATTGCTGCGAATCCGCCTGTAGTTGTATGTACTATTGCTTCTTTCATACTATACAAGTTAAATAAACGGTTAACAACGATATTACCTCAATCCAAAACATAGACTTGCATGCCGTCAGGTCCCATATAAGGTTTCCTGACCAGTTCTTTACAACAAACGTTATCGCGTAGATCAGAAATGCAGCCCATAGCAGCAGCCAATACCACGAATTGCATCCTACCCATATCTGGGAGAATACAAGCGACATCACCGCGCCGGCTATATGAGCTTTCTTGTGCGCTCCTCTAAAATTCGGGGATACTCCCAATACGATCATTCCGACTACAGAAAGAAAGATCAGGAACTGACTGTTTTCTGTACTTGCATCCAATGCGGCCGGAAGCAACAGCAAAGACGGGAGAATCATGCATATACCGAACCAATACCTGTTACTCAGAATGTAATAGGTATCGGAAATAGAATAAGGGATGCCCTTTGTCTTGTAAATCATCACACCAACATAAGATGCGAAAACCAATAATGATAGTAGTGTCAAAATCATAGTTTTATCTGTTTATAATGAAAACTCTAGTTTATTCGGATAACCGGTCTTGTAGTTGTAAGACTCGACTTCCTCTCCCGTCTGCAATCCCCGAACTATAGCAATATGCTGCTGCGTCACATTGTAGCAATCAAGAGCATATAACTCTAATGAGTTCAGCATAAGGAGAGCACTTGAAACAGGTATCGTATACTTTACCGCATCAAACCATAAAACGGTATCCAGTCTTCCGGCCTGCTTCTCAATATTGATTGAGTTAACAAGACCTACGCGGTCCTCTTTGTTTAACCACATATCTTTGCCGGCAAGGGTGAAAGAGTTTACTGCGTCTGACTTGTCATAAGCATTAATGTCCGCTATCTTCTTCTCTTTTAGTTCATCAAGGGTATACTCATGATCAACCAATACGGGATAGCCGCTTTCGCTCTCCTTTATTTCCTTTCCGGATGACTGACCGTTCAGCAGCTCCTGCCAATACTCCTCCGTTATCTCTACTGAGCCTTCTTGCAGCTCATCGTAGAATCCTTGTTTCCAATATTTTGCCATAATATTATTTATTTCCAACTCCCAACGGCTATCCAATAAAAAGGATTAGTTCCCGCGCCAGTACCATTACTATCCCCAACGGTATATCTACTACGAACTCTGAAGCTGCTTGTACCCGTCGATATTACAAGGCCGGCAACAACATTCATACCGTTACCCGGTTCATAGTAGGTAATCACAGGAGCATAATTGGCATTATAAAATGATAGCGGCAAATATACATAAGTATTATTACTGGAACTTGATATGTATCCCCACTGAATTAAGAACCCATTGTTAAACTTAGCATATCCATTCTTAACTAACGATACAGTCATAGCGTTAGACAAGTCTGCCTTTGCCAAATTGGGAATCATGTTTAGCAATTCTACAACTCTATCCCCTGTAAATCCGCTATTATAATCACTCATGCAAACTCTTTTTTAATCACATTAAACGTACTTCCATCCGACAGTAAGAAACGACCTTCAGCAACAGCAAACGCCTGCCTCTTTCCTATTTGCGAGATGGTAGTGGAGACAGATGCCTGTGCTCCACTATTAGTTGTCCTAAACACAACAGTCTGCTCCCTGTCGAGTCCTTCATTGGCAACATCGCTTGATGCGCTTGCGGTCCCATTGGAACCGGGAGTGATAACGATGTTGCCTTCTCCTTCTTTCCAAGGAATCTGTATGCTCATTACGCAGCAGTCCAAGAAGTGTTAGACGTAACATTAACGGATACAGCAGATCCACTCTGAGGAATAGTAATCTCAGCCGGAGAAACAGACAATGTAGCATCACCGGCAGCCTGTTTGATAGCAATCTGAGCAGCTTGTCCGCCATTGGCCGTCACCTTTAAGGTTCTAACGACCTCTTCGATAGTATCATTTTTAGGAAATTCCAATTCAATAGAAAAGGGAAACTCTGCGGTAGCTCCCGGATCACCAGAAATAGTAGCCGCATTGTTAGTCTGCGTTCCATTGGCATTATACTTTGCAGGCAAGGTAACATCAACTACACTCCCCGCCCATGCAAACGTCAATTTCGAAGAGTTTGTTTTACCCTCTACGGTCACAGTACCCGCTGTCTTGGGAGCAGACATTTCCGAACCGTTATCAAAAGAAGCAAACTCAGATTTCGGAGATTGAGTCACCTTATAAGTTGAAGGAGTGGAAACACCAACACCGGTAACCGTTACTGTACCAGTACGAGCTGTACGCCCAGTATGAGCGTCCGCGCTATTCGCAATTGTTCCGTTACCAGATCCGGTAGACGGATTTAATTTTAACCAACTAGGTTTTGCCATAATACAACATTTAAATAAAACAATTCAATTAACTATATCATTCTTCCTGCACAGCCTGCCATACCACATTTGACAACACATCGACGTTATCCTCAAAGTTATTCGAAGGCATCAGCCATATATATTCAGGGTTTACCTTTAAATAAGCCTGCTTACCAACATCACAGACAACTCCTATCGACACCTTCATGCCCGTTGCCGAAGCGGAAACCTTCATCTCATCAGCCTTGACCGATACATTTCCAATGCCCTTAATCGCCTCTATATGTACAGATATGCATCCCATGTCACACCGTCTTTATGCCAGTATTTATCTTGTCGATCTCTACTCTTGTACCGATTTCGTAATCAGAGTCTGGGAGATAAGCCGTAGTCTCAAGCCATATTTCACCCGTACCGATTATCTTTGTGTCTATGTAGCAGGTGTAGCTATTCTCATTGACGCGGATCATCTCAGACTTCTTTATTATCTGTGACGCATTCGAACAGTAATAGACAAAGAAGCGGCATGAGAAGTCTATATCGTCCATCGTCAATCCAGAAGGAAGGTCGATGGAGATGACTGCTTTGATTATCGTTCCTTTTACTCGCATTTTGACAGAGCATTGACAACAGACAATCGATCAATAGCCCGAACAAAAAGCTCTGCATATTTCTTTAAAGATTCCGCTTGTTCTGGAGTTAAATCGACCACGCCATTAAGATAGATTTTTCTTGCTATTTCTAACTCACCAATATCACCTGTCTTTTGAAATATTGCATTGCCAAAAACTTTGCTGTAATCGACGGTACTCTTATTCCCTTCGATATCCTCTACTTCGATTGTTCTAAAGTCTATTTTCATAATATTTATATTTTATTTCTTCCTATAACTGCGACCTCAAATGCACTATTGATCCATCCTTGGTCTTTATGAAATGTCTTTACTGTAAAAGTACTAGCCTGCTTATCAGATATTATGCAAAGAGTCCAATTCTCATTCACGCCTGTAGCTATTATAAAATAGTCAGTATGATTTAAATCATGCCAAAAGACATAGTTGCCTATATCCGTCCTGTTGACACTCGATACATAACATCCGTCCCCCCATCTGTTTGATATACCACCTGCCGCCGTAATACGGGCGGCCCACAACACTCCGGGAGCATTCCATTTCTCATACTGACGCTGGCCGAATTTGTGTGATCCGTAACTCTCTATAGCCCCACCACCAGAAGTGTTAGCAATAATTCTTAACGCAATTCCTCCTTTACCATACGTGCTTAGGTTAATGCAGTCCTGATTATCATTACGTATAGACAAAAAAGGATATGCCCCTTGAGAAGAAACTCCCCCATACTCATTAATACGCAAAAAACGAGTACCGCTAACCTCTAAAAGAATCTTTGCATCAGCTATATCTCTAGACACTATATTATTATCCTTTATCTCCCATCCTCCTAGAATGGCCCCAGATGTTACCACTAAGTTTTCAGTATTGATATTTTTTGCATCAATCATAGGTACACCGTCCACTTCTTTAAATAAAGCGATATCTTTACCGGTATTGGTACGGATTACGGTACTATTCGAAGTCAACACCAGCTTTCCGTTAGCTGTGTTTATTCCACCCTCAGCAGTTAATTCAAAACCTGTCTGATTGTGTTTTATAGCACCTTCAGTTATCATCCATCCCTGCGTCTTTTCAAGGTTGCCAACAAATATTCCGGAAGTGCCAAGCACATCTATAGTCGCATTCTGGGCAAGGAGGACGTTGGTAGCCACGTTCACAAACTCATTAAAATCGTCCCATTTGGTTGAGTCAAATGTAGAAGTAGATGTATGAGTTACCTTACAGAGTTTGTTATTACCATTATAGATGACAGTATCGATAAACGCATCGTTATGGTAATATTCAGTATTTGGTTTCCATTCTCCGCGTGGCCGGAGCATTGCACCCGGAAGGCCGGTCTTTCCTTGTCCGCCTGTCAAGCAAGCCGGACTGCTTTCATATGTCGTATTGTCAGTATAAGTAACTTTAGTTTTAGTCCATATGTATTTGCCATCCTCCCACTTAGGAGCAGTCGTAGACCACGAACCTCCGACAAGAGAGCTGGAGGAAGTCGAGAGATAATACAGAACCTCAAAAGATTTTACCCCCTTACCGGAAGGTCCGGCACTCCCTGTCACACAGACCGGATCACTCGTCCAAGTTGTATTATCGGTATAAGTGACAACAGTTCGCGTCCACATGAATTTACCATCTGTCCATCTTGGTACATTATACGACCATGATCCGCCTGCCGGCGTACTATAGGACGTAGACAGGTAATATTGTTCTCTGTAACTCTTTACTCCTATACCCGTTTCTCCCTTCGCTCCTGTGGCGCAGATAGCATCCGTAGTAGTCGATGAGCCATCTGTATAGGTGATAACTGATCTGGTCCATATATATTTCCCATTTACCCAAGCAGGTGCACTTGTAGACCATGAACCACCAACCAAAGAACTAGAGGAAGTCGAGAGATAGTATTGTTCAACGATACTAGTTACCCCCCTTCCATCTTCTCCGTTGGTTCCATTAGCCCCCTTTGAACCGGTAATACAAGCAGGGTCTGTTTCCGTTGTCGAACCATCAGTATAAATCACTCTCGTTTTACTCCACATGTATTTCCCATTTACCCATGCCGGAGCGGTAGTTGACCATGAACCACCTGTTAAGGTACTGGAGGAAGTCGAAAGATAGTAAAGCACATCTACATCTTGTACCCCTACACCATCTTTACCATCTGCTCCATCTTCGCCTTTAATCTTTTGCCATTTATAGTCAGAAAAAACACTACTATCCGACTGAACAAAGTCAACATATTGACCTATCCATGCACCAGGAGTCTCACCATTATTTGCAGTAAATGTTTTTCCATCATTAGAGTATTTTATATGCAAATAGCTGGTACGACCATCTTCGCCATTTACTCCAGGAATACCCTGAGTTCCATTTTCTCCCTGAATTCCCTGAAATCTAGCCCACGTATATTTAGATGGATCAGTACTATTTGCTTGTACAAAATCTACATACGTTCCAATATATACATCAGGAGTATCCTTCATTTGAGACGAAGTAGGATTTTGTACAGGAGAATACTTAACGTGAAAATATGAAGTACGACCGTCCGCACCATCCTTTCCCGGAATTCCATCTTTTCCCGGAGTACCCGGGTCTCCCTTAGATACTTCTTTCAACCAATCCGTAGAAGAGTCAGACGGTTCCTGCGTAGTACTAGGTTCAATACATATCCATGTGCTGCCATTATGGGTAACTTCATCGTAATACCAATACTTTCCAGCCTTCCATTCCCCCTTAAATGCGGGGACAAGGACTTCCGTAGTACCATCCTGCGAAAGTTGTTTAATCGTACCGGTCATATATACGTTGCGAAGGTATGCACTGTATCCGGACAAATCCAATCCTGAAATGACCAGATTAGACAAGTCCCCCAGTTGCATCATGACCATAGAAGAGGTAATCTCCCAGTTATTTACTCCTGCGAGATAGCGTTTATAGTCCTTTGTAGAATAAGCAGATTTCTGGCGTTCCGCATTCGTGAAATTGCCATATGCCACAAAATGCATAGCCTTCTGAGGATGATATGAATAGCCGCTTCTGAGAGTATATTTAAACTCCGAATTGCTTATCTTTTGAGTTATGCGGAAATAAGAAGTCTGGAATCCTGTACTGTTGTTGAATATACCCTTGCAAATGTCATCCACCGCAAGGTTTGCAACTTCTCCCGGTTCCAGCTTCAAAGTCAGAGTCTGAGAGGATTCATTTACGGATTCAATAATGCCACCACCGGGAGCAAGCCAGTCTTCTCCCGAAGTTATCGACACGCGGTTGTAGCGAAGTTCCGGAACCTCAAGAAAGTCTCGGAGATGAAGCGATTTCGCATCGATATGCCCATCGGGAGTAATCATCCAACCGATGAGATTCTGCACGTAGTCTTTTGATGATATTTCCTTTGAGAAAGTTGCGTCCTCAGCAACTAGTTTTTGGATAACGGCTTTGATTTTTACGTCAATGCCAGCCAAGAAGGTAATTAATCCTTTAGCAGAATCTGGATCGACTTTACTTAAATACTTATCATCAGCTCCTTCCTCTGTAGATATTTTATGAAGCTTAAAATGCTTTCTACCATCTTCTGTAGATATTGTATCATCTTTAACTAATATATAAATATCCTCTTCTCCTTCAATTGATATAACCTGACCATCATATGGAACATAAGGCTCTGCATCTGTATTACGGGCATAGCTTTCCGCATCCTCTTTGGATTTCCATGTATCCGTACTATCAATAGGTCTTGAAGTGGTACGTCTATATTGTTTTTCAAATGATACTCCATTGATCTTAACCATAAATTACACTGTTTTAAAGGTAAACGTGTTACTATCATTCATTGTCTCTGTCTGAATAATCCACATTTTATAATTGGCTGCAGTACTTCCATTAGCTCCTTCTACTGATATGGTAGTAGGGCCACTAACAATACCTGTATCTTCCATGATATTTCCGGGAGATGTAGGGACGGATAACTCACTTAACGTCCCTTCCGGCAGACAAATTGCGATCATTTTCCATGCGTTTACATCAAACTTATATGTTCCCGCCCCCTTATATAGTCCACTTGATCCCAATGCACGTACTTCAGCAGAAGTCTTAGGAATGGAAGAACATATGCCGGCAAACCATTTGCGTCTAACATTTACGCTGATTGTGTCTTTAATCTCTTGTCTTGGCAATGTGCCGTCTTCACTAGCAGTATAGATGACCGTAGCTTTATATGTTTCATTCTGACTATAAGTACCCTCCAGTTGTCTAACCGCAGTTTGAATGCCGCCAACTTCTTCAGAGAAATTTAACTTGTTATTCGGATTTTCGTCATAATATGCAGATTCCATTGGTCCTTGTCCATTCCGGGATGCAGTATATGTAATATAGCCTTTGCTTGTACCAAACTCAACATCATTTGCTGTTGAGATCTTGCTTCTCAATTCTCCCACTGATTTCTGAGACAGCATTCTAATAAATGCATCCACCACTGTAGTGCCTTCCAGAATAACATCACCAGCCTTGAAATATCCCGCCTTATCCACAGTCACTTCTACGTTTTTTGTAAACTTAGCGGTTCCTTCGCCTGTACCAGTAGACGATCCGCCGCTACTGATTATTTGTTGCTTAATCCTTTCTTTACGGTAAGTAAGAGAATCAATCTTACTTTCCAGTTCTCCCAACTTGGAATAAGGAGCTGTCTCCCCGACAGTATACACCAGAGAATCATACGGTACATCCAAAGGATATTCATAGCCAATTATTCGCGATATCCTTCCTTCCTCAAAATAGGCTTTATTGATCAGGTTTACTTTTTGACCAATAGAGAACTTCTTCGCGAATGAAGGATCATACATGCCGGTGTCCGGGTCAACACCATAGATGTAATCCGGCATCATCGTATTGTCATAAGTAGATGGGTCCTGCTTTAATTCGTTGATATATTCCTTTGCCCTTTCTTCAACTTCTTTCTCCGCATCAGGAATAAGCTTATCGGATACAAATTGAGGATCGTACCCATATAGAATATACGTATCACCGCTAGTGGGATGCAATATGTCATCTGGGAGCATACGCCCATAATCATCATTGCGCTTTACTTCATATACCTGTGCCCTTGGATTCCATGTGCCATCTTCAAGGCGTTCAGGCTGATACGTATCAGACGATGAGTCATAAGGATTAAATATAACTTCAAAATCCATGCCAGCCAAGGGACCGGATTGGAATGCTACGCGTAATTCCTCTCCTGGTAGTTGATAACTTTCAGAGAAATGAAAGCCTAAGTCCGCATCCTTAAATCTCCATGCAGCCCATTTCGATTCGGTCTTGCTTCCATCCGGATTATCTGTAGTATCAGTATATGAATGCGTATATACATCTCCGATTGCCCCTATACGACTTGGATAAATATCGTCAAAAACAACAATCTGCTCAATAGCTTCCTCTGTATACATGTCGGGGTATGCGTCAATGTATGGAACTCCCTCCGGCATCATCAAATGCTTGGTTACAATACCTTCAACCGTTAATAGCGTTTTATCATCTGAAAAATAGCTTATAGGAATTCGGCTTTTTATAATATTGTTGATGGTATACATATTCCCGGCGGATACACTAACTCCTTCGGGAAGACGCAAAACATTTGCTGCTTCCCCTATCTGAAAATCGGGATTATATATCGCATCAAATGTCTGACCTTCATTGGGTCCCGTAGTGAATGTCACAGAGGCATTTGCCGACTTAGCTACATTCTCAATAGTAATATCCCCAGATGAACCGGCAAGTATCATCATTAAAGAAGAAATTGAACCTGGTAGTTGGAAGACAATATATAACTTCAAATCAGTAGCCCCACGCTCAATATTTATCTCTTTATTTAGGACAACTTTATCTGTCAGTTCTTTTTCCTGATTGTCATATATAGTGCGTACGTTTCCTCCAATACCATAACTCTTCTCTACATCATTGATTTTATATCGAAGCTGCCATCTCCAGCTATATATTCCTGATGGTAAATATTCCCTCTCCACAGATGAACCGGCTGGAGGGACTATTGTTCCTATATTAAACGAAGCACCTTCACTCTTTATTGCATAAGTTCCCCCGGCTGGATTGTTTGATAAAGATTCATAATTCAGATCATTCAACCCGGCTTTGACATATCCACTTGTCCGCACAGATGCCTTAAACTTATCTCCTATCTGGTCATCGGTAGGAAAATAGTCTATATTAAGCACTCGTGATGTATCAGAAATATCACGCCCATTTACCTTCTTAACATCGAATACCAGTTTTTTACGATACGTCTGTGGAATATTTCGCGTAGAACCGAAAGCATATATTCTAGTTGCATAAGAAGTCTGACTGTCACTCCGATTCATTGCACTAACATTAACACCAATCTCAAAATCGACCGGATCACCATGTTCGCAACGACCAAAACGGATTACATCTTTCTCTATCCACCATTCGCATTCAAATGTTTGAGACATTTGAGAAAGAGCGTCTAGCATGTTCATGTTATCATATGAAATCAGCTTGGATGAATCATCCACAGAATCGTCAATTTTGCATGTAAATGCTTTCCCTTTATACTGATAGCCTAACACTTCTAGATTTTTCAAGAACACATCCATGTGAACCTTTAGTGTATCGGTCAAATTCCAGCTAGCTTCTCTTCCACTACTTTGAGGAGTATAGAAGAACCTCTTATTTTTCCACTTCCAATAGTAAGCATCAAGCTTTAATTCGTAGTCATATCCCCCGGTAGTAGTATTGTAAGTAGGTTTATATAAGTCTACAAGCTCAAACAAACCAATATTCTCGTCATCAATGTAATCCCCAAGCTGAAAGTAGACAGGTTCAGCTAATGAGAACTTGAGAGTAATGTAATCATAACTCATTAGCTGGAACTTTCTTTTACTACCTTCGTTGATAGGAGTAGAAAGACGGATGTTGCCGGATATGTCTTTGATATCTATCATAAGTTTCGTATACCTTCATACGATGTTTGATACAAAAATACAAAAAATGACATTAAAAGTATCATTCTAATCGTTAATATTTCTATCCATAGGATTAGGTTCTACTATCTTTAATGAAAAATGTGCAATTCCCCTCATAAACTGAGTAAATTGATTGCATGAAAGATATATTGTACGATAGACTATATCAGGCTGATATTTAGATCTAATATTTAATACTCCAGTTGCCAATTCCTGACAAAAACTATCATATTTTTCAAAGAACTCATTTTCATCTTTAGCAGTAAGATTGATAGTCAACGTAAGATTACGCTCATCTACTTTGGGGCTGGCAGCTATTACGCGCTTGCCATGTTCTAATCTTGATTTATTCTCTATAAACTCTTTATTAGGAGCAGGAGTCATCAGTGCTGATAGAGAAGATGTATCCATACTAATTCCCCAATTGTCGTAGGAATCTTTATTGTTTATAAAAAGTTCACCTTTTGGCATATTGTATATATTTTATGGTTTATAATTAGCGAGTAGAGAGTCCCTTAGTATTAACTCTTACTTCGGATATATCAGCCTTTATGTCATTTAGCAATTTCGTATATTTGGTAATATCATCTAAATAACTATTGGTTATAACATGCTGTGTTAAAATGTTGTTAAGCACTTCATTCCCAATAGACGATATGCTTGTGAGAGAATTTATTCCCATAACAACAGCCATCATTTGATTCTTGATTTCTTCTCCGGCGATCTGAAGAGCAGTGAAGCGTCCGTTCAACTCGTCAGCAGAATCCTGAGACATTGTGGCAAATCCTTTCTTGGAAGACCCCTGGGAAGTAAATGTGCCACCACCGCCTACGATCTGCTCCCATGCCTTTCTGTCTTCAAGAGCACCATTTACGATAATATCCCATCCTTCTCTTAAGTCCTTAATATCAGAAGAGGTGATGCCTCCCTCTTTACCCATAGCTGCAGAAAAGGAGTCATACCATTTTCTTAATTCATCTTCATATCCCTTTGAGAACATTTGAGTGAATATAGCCTTTCGCATGTACTCTCCAAAATTATCTGCAAAGTCTTTTGACGAAGCATCCATATCCATAAGAGTATCTATGAAGCTGTCAAACAGGCTATCGAATGATGTTTGAGTCAATTGCTCTTGAACGGCCTTTTGAATGTCTTCTATTCTCTCTTCACCTTCAATAATCTTATTGAGGTAGTTTTGAACATCTCCATCCAACTTAGACCAAAAGCCGGGAGCTTCCTCTTTTAATTTTTCAAGCTGCTCAGCCGTCAGATCAAAGAGACCAGTAAGCCGGCCACCAATTGCGTCTGGATTCTGACCTATTGACTTGGCAAACTCATCCCACTGATCCCATAATTCCTGACTCATGCTATTTCTAATACGAACACCAATAGAGTGAGAACCAGTAGATGCACCAGAATTAAGCCTTTCTTTCCCTAATAGCTTATAAGACTCAATGCTCTTTTTTGCTATTTCAATAGCTTCCTCTCCGGCTTTAGCGGCTTCGGGACCATAGGACATATCTATGTATTCTTTCTTTTTATCTATCAACTCATCCCATATGTCATTTAACTTATTATATTCTTCCACCATCTCATTATAGTCGGAATAATCGGCCCCACCGATATTAAATTTACCCAGAGTCAATACATTTGCAAAACCGCCCCAAGCTTTCTCTGCTACATGACCTAATGATTTTACAATACCTCCAGCAAACCCTACAACTCCTTTTTCTCCAATTTGATCTATAATACTTAATATAGCCCCAATAATTCCCCCAATTTTACTTCCTGATTCTGCAAAAGCATCAACTAAATTACCAACAATATTCCCTACTTCTGATAAGCTTGCTGATCCATCACTTAATCTAGTCATTGCATCAGCAACTGCATTTATATTAGATATAGCCTTATCCCTAGACTTTTCTGCATTGACCTGAGCATTTAATTGATTCAATTCCGCTGCATTCTTCTTTTCTCTCGCTTTTTCAATTGCTACTTCATCGCCAGATTCCAAGGCTTTATTTAGTTCTGTTTGAGCCTCTGTTACTTTTACAACAGCTTGTTCATATTCTGTAAGAGAATCGCCTAGTCCGCCAAAGAAACCGCTTTTATCTATTAAAGCATTATTTATGTTATCTACCGCTTCTTCAATAACCTTAATTTGATCAGGAGTTGCATTTTTAAATTCAGAAGATTTTTTAAACTCATTCAGTTGTGCTTTCACTTTTGTCAACTGATCTTTAGTTATCTTACTCAGATCTCCAAAAATCACCTGCCAATTTATTGTATTTTTCAGTTTATCAAGATTTAGATTAGATAATGCTTCTTCAAATTCTTTTTGAAGAGAAGCAGCTTCTCCAGCTGTTGCTGATTCTTCTATGGCTTTGTTATATTTACGTGCAATAGCCTCTTTTTTCTGCTGAAATGTACCATATTTTATTATATACTCATTCCAATCCTGTTCTTGCTCACTTATTTGGTCTCTGAATTGACGTTTCTTTATATTTCCTATTATGGAATCAAAAGCAGATGTATCAACTTTCACAGAAGATGCATCAAACGTTTTCTTTTTATAGTTATTAGTCTGCTTTTCCCGCAAACTCTCCTGTTCATCAAAGGCCTTTCGCTGAAGCTCGATCTCTGTTCGGATATAATCTTCCCGCTGACGTTCTAAATCCTGTATTTCCTTCTTGTTGTCCAATTCACGTTGTGCACGAATCTTGGCTTCTCCCTCTGCCATAGCGTCAATACGAGACTGGGTAAGTTGATTCTCCAGATCTTGTTCCTTGCGCTTCCTTTCGGTTGCTTGCTTGTCTAATAGTTCGGAGATTTTCTTTTGTTGGTTTACGATGGAGTTATACTCTTTGGCTGTTTTAGAATCCGAATACTTATCTATTTGTTTTTGCGCTTCCTGTATTTGTTTTGTATATTTATTCCATTCCTTTGAATTTTCTTTAGAAGAGTCTAAAGCAGCGCGGGCATCTTCGGCTTCTTTCTTCTTCCCTTCCCAATATTTTTTATTGTAGACAGTAGGCTTATCAGCATCCTTTTTAGCTTGTTCGTCTGCTTTCTCAAAATCATCTAAAGCTTTAGTATAAATTTCAAGTTCTTTTCTTGCAGCAGATAAATCTTCTTTCAATGCTCCCGTATACCCCCCTCTATTATCAGTTTTAATTATACTGTTTTCCAGACCTTGTATTTTTTGTTGAGACATTACAACCTTAGTCTTTAAACCAATACGTTGCCGCCTTAAAAGTTCATCGGTCTCAAGTTTTATAAGCTCCGCATTTGTTTTTCGTTTTGCAGTTTCCCAATCCATATTTTGGAACACTTCAGGCATTAAACGCTGCAATTGGCGATATGCAATAAAACGTTCTTCTATAGATTTGGATTCATTACTTAAAATATTTGACAGTTCACTCGCTTTATTTTTTAACCCTTCATAATAACCTTCTTGCGCTTCAAGTGCTTCGTTTGTTTTGCGAACAGCTCTTTCTGTTTCAGTCTCTGCTGTGGCAAGTTTATAAATGCCATAAGCCAATCCAGCAATAGCAGCTGCAGCCAATACATACGGATTCTTTAGCATTGATAAATTCAAAGCGTCTTGAGCTTTTTTAGTTAAGACTAACCATCCATAGTGAACAGCTTCTTTGGTTGTCAAAGCTGTAATCCCTGATGCTTGTAAAGCTTGCAAAGAACTAGTAACCATTAGGGCGGTGCGATATGCTCCATAGGTTCCTACGATTTCTAACAGTACTCGTCCCACTTTCTCATAGTTTTCAACTAGATAGGAAACTCCAGATAAAGCATCGTTAATGATACCTTCATTGGCTTTTCCTATTTCATTAAACATGGTAGCAATAGCATCCTCAATATTAGAGATTTGCCCAGTAATTGTCTTTGACTGTTCTTGCATAAGATTGTAGAACATTCCGCCTTCATTAGTAAGTGACATGATAACCTTTTGAACTTCCGGGAAACCAACCTTTCCGGCTTCAACAAGTCCCTTAACTTCATTTTCCGCAACATTAAATTGCTTTGCTAGTTCGCGAATCATAGGTATACCACGGCCAGTGAACTGATTGAGGTCTTGGGTATATAAACGACCTTGGGTCATTGTAGTACCATAAAGATAAACGATATCTCCAAGAGGTTGGGATAAACCGGCAGCAATATTACCCAAACGTATCAAATCGTCATTAACATTTTCTACATTTTCCCCATAAGCAAGGAGTTGTTTAGCTCCATTAGCAACTCCCTGTAAATCAAATGGTGTAGTAGCCGCAGTCTTTACCAGTTGTTGCATAAGAGCATTTGCTTTTTCTTCACTGCCTAACATCGTCTTAAATGCGACTTCCAACTGTTGAAACTCACCGCGAACTTGAGCAATATTTGAAATCAACTCTTTCGCTGTAAATCCTGCTCCAAAAGCAGCAGCAGCTTTAGTCATACGGTTAAATAGATCTTCAATACTTAACCCACTTTGTTCTATTTGTTTAGAAGTGTTTCTTACTCCATTCTCACATTCATGTAATTTGCGTATGAAGTTGGAGTTATCGCCAGTGATATCAAAGTGTAATCCAGCCATAAGTCTTTTCGATAGAAATAGTTCCGTGCAACATTACACGGCAATACAAAGATAACAAAAATGGCGCAGTTAGTGCCACTATTATAAGAAAAACATATTTAATACATTATTTTTTTATCTTTAATTTTGTTTGTATTGTTATATAAAATATATTTGTACAAACGTTATTGTAAAACTGTAAAAATATGGATTTCAAGGATCAAATTTTACAACTGTCAGACCGCATAAAAAAACAAAAAGATAGCATATCTACAGAAGAAGCCACAAAAAATGCTTTCATAATGCCATTGATAGCTTCTTTAGGTTATGACGTCTTTAATCCTTTCGAAGTTGTTCCGGAAATGGACTGTGACTTAATCAAAAAGAAGGGAGAAAAGATTGACTATGCTATAATGAAGGACGAAAACCCGATACTTCTTATAGAGTGTAAGCATTGCAAACAAGACTTGAATCTGCATGACACCCAACTACAAAAATATTTCGTAGCCTCTAAGTCTCGCTTTGGAGTCCTCACCAATGGCATAGAATACCGTTTCTATACCGATTTGGAGAAGGTTAACATTATGGATGAAAGGCCATTCTTAGTTGTAAATATGCTAGATCTGTCTGATGCAGACATAGAACAGCTGAAAAAATTCCACAAATCTTATTACAATGAAAACAATGTACTTAGCACAGCAAATGAATTAAAATACACAACGGAGATAAAGGAAATTTTCAACAAAGAAATACAATCTCCTACATCTGATTTTGTTAGATTCTTTGCAAAACAAATATACACAACCGGGCAAATCACACAAAAGGTAGTTGAAATGTTCACCCCGCTTGTAAAAAAGTCAATGTCTATGGTAATAAATGATATCATAGCTGAAAGGCTTAATACAGCAATGAAAAATGACGAACAGGTTGAAGACACAACTAATATTTCTAGTAATTTACCTAATTCTCCCAAAGAAAATACAGAAAACAAACTACCTGAAGGGATAGTTTATATGGATAAAGAAGCAGGGATTATCACCACACAAGAGGAAATGGATGCTTATAATATCGTGAGAAGCATACTTAGGCGTAGTGTAGACGCTTCACGGATTACATATAAAGACTATAAGACTTATTTCGTTATAAGTTTAGACAACAGTCAATGGTATTGGATATGTCGTATTTCTATTGGAGCAAGAAAGAAGCAAATAGGAATACCAGTAAACAAATACAAAAGCTGCGACTGGATTCAGATTGATAGCATAGATGATATATTCAAATATGCGGATAGACTTGAAGAATCAATTAAAATGGCAATAGAAAAGTTGTAAAAATAAAAACTCAATAATTATGAAGAAGAATATTTTATTATTACTGGCGGTGTTTATTTATTCAATAATGGGATTTGCTCAAGAAAAGAAAGAAGTTATCATTAAAGCTGGTACTGTTGTTCCTTTGGAAGCCATAAGTAATGTTAGAGCCTCTCAAGTACATGAAGGGCAGAATATCGATTTTAAAGTTTCTAGGGATGTTATTGTAGATAAAATAGTAGCTATTCCTGCTGGAACTATAGCTAAGGGAATAGTATATGAAGCAAAAAGATCGTCATGGTTTGGAACTAAAGGAAGATTAGGTATTAAACTACGTTATTTAACTCTTTCATCCGGAGATAATGTAAACTTCTCATCTTCTGAAGTTTATATTACTGGGAAAAATCGTACTCCTCTATCAGTAGTAATCTTTTGTTTCACATGTCTTCCTCTTCCTTGTGGATCTAAAGCTGAAATGAAAATTGGTTATGAGTTTGATGCATCAGTAGCTAACAATACTACAATAACTTTAGAGTAATTATTAAAAAATTGTTCAGTTTTACCTATAAATCACGAGGATTTTTGTATAACCCCCGTGATTTTTTTATCCCTAATTTTTAAAATTGTTCTATTCTTCGTATTTAATCCCATTTCATAGCTTTTATCTTTGCCATGTTTTTCGGATCGTCCGCATTTACAAATGTCCTGTCATTGGAAATACGGGCTTCTTTCTTTTCTTCATCGGTAAGATATACTGAAGTAATAGTATCTGCCATCAACATTTGAAGAAATGAAAAACTAATTTCCCACACAATCTGCTGTGGAGTCATGTTGAGCTTTTCACATGCTGGTAATATCAAAGAACCAAATACGCTTTTACCACCAAAAGTGATAGAATTACCTTTTTTGTTTTTTATCATTGAGACTTTAGCTAGTTCTTTGCGTTCCCGGTCAATCCCAAAATATTTGATAAACTCATCGGTATTATCTTTAGTAAGCACTATAACAAGAAGCTGAGACATTTCTTCATTTGAAAGATTGTTTCTCAAAAACTGGCATCTACTATTTACAATTCTGCTATTAAATAGTTCTTCTTTCTTGTTGAGCGTATGATATGATAGTAGCTGGCAAACAATATCTTTTTTTTCTTGGCATAATCTTAAAGCCTCCATGTATGGGTTTGATTTTATAATATCAGCATTCATATCAAGGCTTTCAATAAGTCTTGAGAGTAGATACGTTTTGCCTAACGTTATTGGATATAGATAAAAATGTCGCTTATTAACCTGAAAGCCGTATGGCCTTTCCATTATGGTATCAGCAATATTCATTTCTATTATTTTTCGATCTTCAATCATATACTATTACCTTTTAGAAAACAAATTGGCTATCTTCACAGACCACCAATTTCAGATTTGAACAAAAAGACCTAGAGCGGACTGATGGACCTGCACCATCCCCTTCACTCTGGTAGAGCGACGCACGCCTGTGTGTGCTTAATCCGCAAGTGTGCATCTATAAAGCAGATGCACAAAGGTTTAAACTATATCTATTGTAAATTATCCGCCTATGCCGGAATTGGGGGCGACTTCAAACTTGTCTCCATCACCGTCTTCGTCGTCCGGGTCACACTCTATTTTTGTAATAGATGATCCTGTTGTAGGAGTAACAATAATTTTACCCCATTGAACTTGTTTCTTTTCAGCGGCATATTTTAAAGCGTCAAATGTATATGCCCACACACCACCATCTGCACTAGTAAACGTATCTTCAACTGACACTGTTGTCTTTTCCATACAAAATCCAGGAACTTCGGGATCTTCCGGTTGTAGTGCAACAGCATAATTGTGAGCAACTACGCCATCACTGTCGTTGATAGGTCTTTTGCGGCCTTTTGCTGCACGTATGTTGAGTACAAGGGCATAGGTGTTTTTACCATACTTGACATCTTCATTTTCTCCACCTTCAATTTTGGCTTCTTGTTTGTCGCCTTTTGTTGTTGTCAACTGTGTGGAATCTTCCACGGGTGTAGGAAGCTCTTCCCATTTGGGCGAAGAAGCATCCAAGTCTTTTACGAAAATTCGGGGTTTACCCCATCCGATTACTGCCATAGTTCTATATCACTTAATATAGTTAATACTTATTCGTTATTTATCTCAATGTACAATTTGTTATTAATGAAATGTTCTGTATGTCCGTCCTCAAAAGGTGTATTTGTAGGACTGGTTTTTTGGCTACATTTTGATGGGGTTGTGTGGTATTCATCTTTTCGTATGGAGATAAGGAATTTGCATAATTCACACAGCTTACCTACGCGTAGAGTATCTTTTTCCCACGCCTTTGTTTCCGAATTCCATAAATCACGGACATACACATTGACATTAACATAAGCTCTTTGGATTTGGCCACATCCTTCATTGGCAAGTACAGATATAACAATATCCTCTTTGTCTGACTTGTTTGGTCTTCCTCTATCACTTAATTTGCCGGTAACATTCCTTTCAAGGTCTGTGCCCTTAATTTTGTGATAGACAAACTTAGCTATTTCAATGTCTGATTTCATTATTTAGCAATCTGTCTTTTTAGTTTCTCAAGCATCTTGGGAACTTGGTCCATCGCCCACAATTCCGTTGATGCAAGTACGTCCTTATTATCCTTCCTTTCCACATATTCAGCATAGTTCATTCCTGCGACTATAACAAGCACATAGTCATTAGGATACCTCTTTACAAGTTCCTTGGCCAAGTTTTTACCTACACTTACGCCTTCCGAGCCTTGCTTTATCTGATTGAAGTCTGAGTATTGGATAATATTACCGTTATAAGCTATTACATAGCCAACTGAACTTCGCAGGTTACCGGACTGATCATACCAACTTTTATTACCTTCTCTGTCACGTACTCGTGAAACACATTGTTCCCCAAGGTAAGACAAAGCGCGTATTGTTAGCCTTTCAACCCGATTTGCTTCTTTCATAAGAACCTTATGAATTTCATCCAGCTTGGTAGTCATTCTTATGCCCATAATACTAAACCCAAATTTTGCACTGAAGTTGGTAACGATGGAAACCTTTTACTTCAAATTCCCTTTCAATTCCTCCGAGAAGACTTATCTTAACCCTGTCACCAATAGTAAAGGTTTGACAATTGCTTGGAAGACATACCGTATATGAATAGCTTCTTACAACACCATCCTCAAACTCTCTTTCTTCCGCCTTCCCAGAAGGCACGGCATCACAAGGAATTGAGCCTTTCCATTCAGATGAACCTAGATGATAATCACCATTTTCATCTTCATATCCAGAACTAGATACAAGGTACTGCAAACGGTGAGGTTTTCTATTCAATACAGCCATTTCTACGACAAGCAATCACCTACATATACCTTTGGCTTTGGTTCCAATTCTACCGAAGGTTCACCAATGGTATCGTAGATGGAGTTAACATGCAACAGTATTAGTTTCTTATCTTTATCAGACAAAGCCCCGAAGGACTTGTCTGCTTCAGAGAAATTGATAGCCTGAACCAAAGACCAAAGACAATCAGCTAGAGCTCCCTGATATTCGTTGGAATGAGATATGTCATAATTAAACTCATCATCGCCATTGAGATTACGTTTAATCATCACATTCTCTACAAAACCGATAGGGATCGGATAATGTATTTCGTCTATGAGGGCTTGCTGAATTGTCTTCATGACTTACGATGCTTTATGAGATTCAACCGCCTTTTTCAATGCTTCTTCGTCTGCGTCACTCAATCTGTTGACTGCTGCGATTAGCTTATCATCGGAAACGGTGGAAGTCAGGTTCTTGCCTGCAATCTTGTTATATTCCGTCACAAACTCCGGCTTTTTGTAAGTTGCTCCCCAAATTGTAATTTTGACATCAGTGGCATCCTTCTCTTCTTCTGTAGTGTTTACAGTTTGGGCTTCCAGTATATCCAAAGAATAGATTTGGTCTACGTTTTCGATAACCGGCAAACAAATAGCCTGTCCGTTTGTAAATTCCTGTAACGGATCTGTCTTAGAGTAACGGCTGATCAACTTGTATTCATCAACGGTAGTATATTCCACTCCATTAACAGGATTAGTCGCTTCAGCCAAAGTTCCCCATACAAAAGAGCCTACATTATCAGCAGAAGGGAGAAATATCAATTTATTCGCGTTCCACGGTTTATAAGATACCCTTTTACCGTTCTTTTCATAAGTTACTGAACGGTCAATCTTCAGGAATGAGATACCGTTATATTGGTCAGAGAACGCTTCATCAAATAATGTAGAAGTAGGTACAGGCAGCTTAGTCTCATTATCAAAGGTTTGTCCTCGATAATTTGCGGCTAATTCTTTAGCCCATTGAGATTGACGCATTTTGTTATATGTAGATAAAGCCAGCATAATGACCGAAATACTGTTACCGTCATCATTAGCTTTGCTTATAACTCTCTCGATATCATCTCCTGTAACTTCCCCAGTAGTAACAACGCCAAAACTATGACTAGGTAAATAGCCGTATTTAACGCGCAAACCAAGACCGGTGTTCTTATCATCATCATCTTCAACAACAATAACCCCATCAGAAAGCCCAGTAAGGAAATTAGCCTCATTTCTTTCGTCAATACCAACAGAACATGCGGTTCCGTCATCTGTTAAACGAGAGAAAATTCTATTTTTAAGAGATTTTTGCGCTTCTTCCGTAGTGGCATTAGATAAATGCGCTTTCATGATATTGATAGCGTTGATCTGAGTTTCTCTCAAAATTTTCTTAATACCAATTTTCGGCAATACTCCACTAGAACGAGCAATAGAGTCACGTTTCTTTGGAGACAAGGGAGAGTCCATAGCTACCATATCAGCAGCTACATATGTAGTGTTAGCAGATGTGCCTTCCCATTTTTGATCAGGAGAATATACCTTAGTAAGCATCGTTTTGTGAAGATAGGTCAAATTCTTGTTTGTTCCATTGGTCTTTTCTTTCACATATAGACTCAATTTAGGCCATATTCTTCTTACAAATTCAATAAATAATGATTCATTCATCTTTCACCTCCTTTTAATCGTGTAAAAAAGTTAGTTGTGGCAATGCCGTTTTTAATGCAGCCTTGATGCTGTCAATAGGATAAGGACTTGCCACGTCATTCACTTCGCCAGCATACATGATACCAACGAATGGTTTGTCGGCAGGCTTGGAACAAACAACAACACCAACATATTCATGATTCCCTGGCAATGATTCGTAGGCTGTACCTGCTGAATTAACAGGCATTGGCTTATAAGTATCATTTTCTGTATCGCGGATAACGATATGCCCGGCTTTGATTATAGACTGTTTAAATCCAGTCATGTCTAACGTCCGACCATTCATAATTCCGCCCAAATAGTTACGAATAACAATCGAATCCATTCCGGTTAAGATTGTTTCTTGTTCGTTGACTAAATCAGCTTTTGCACCCATTTTTAACTTGTTTTTGATTAAAGGCCTTTAGCCATTGCTATGACCTCTTCGTCAGTTAATACTTCATTTTTTTCTTGTTTCTTACTTCCCGCACCTGGAGGATTGCCTAAGCTGGAAAGTCCTGCGTCAGCGCGTTCTTGGTTGTAAGATTTTAAATCTTCTTCAACTTCGGAATAGAATTCTTCAAACTCTTCATCATTTTCAAACTTCATTTTATTGAAGGATTTCAATGTGCGAGTACCGAATGTTCCAGCATCTTTCAATAAGGATTCAAGTTTTTCTTTACGTGTAGTGGTAACTTTTTCACCTTTCAATGCTGCGATTTCGTCATTCAGTGTTTGTACTGTCTGAACTAAACCTTTAGCCCATTCTGGAGCATCATCATTCTTTCCTCTGTTCTTGGGATTTTTGGTGTTTGAACCAGCTTGACGTCTTTGATTGTTCGAAGCTCCGTCGTCGTCATCGTCATCGTTGTCGTCGTCATCTGTTTCAGAGTGATTTTTCTTCCATTCATCAAGCAAGCGATTGGCTTGTGACTGGCCGAAAGGTAAGTAACGTAGTGCGGAATCAATCTCTTTGTCAATTTCTGCATTTACGTCTTCATCTGAGGCATCATCTGCGGAAGTAAGGTTATCAGCAATCTTGGCAGCAATACCCTTTAATTCCCTTGAATTGAACCCTAACGCCTTCGCTTTAAGTTTCAATTTTACAAACACTTGTTGTTTTCTGTCCATTGTACAATGTTTTGGTTACTAAAATAGCCTGCATAGCACGTATGCCAGCAGACTATTCGCTAGAACTTTACTAAACATTAGAGCAATGAGTCTTTACGACAAGTTCTGTGGCGTACGTCTTCATACGCATCTGCCACAAAGGTAGCAAAAGTGACATTTAAAGAGCCACTTTTAACGTTAAACTTTCATAATAAACGCACGGCACGAAAGTAATCTTGTACTCCGTGCCGTGAAACTAAATGTAGTTGTACATCAGCGTTTATTCTTTGAGATACTTATAAGCCTTTAGGTATTTGTTTAATCTGTAAATATCTTTTTCTGTGAGTTCATTTAAGCGTGTTATATCCATGTTATCTTCTAAATCATGTAGTTTAACCTGCCTTCCTATAGGATTAAGCCTGGATCGTTTTATGAAATCTTCATAGCTTTCGTTTTCATTACGGGTAACTGAAAGTATAGCATCTACTATATTGCGAGGAAACCCTTCCATCAGTAAATATTCAGCTGTAACTTCGGTATCTTCTATCGTATCGTGCAACAAAGCAACAATTCTTTCTTCGTTAGTAGAACATCTATTTGCTACACGAATAGGATGAAAGATATAGGCCATTCCAGCTTTGTCAACTTGGTAAATATGTGCATCACTTGCTATTTGAAGAGCTTTTTCTAATAAAGTACTAGTATTCGTCATATTCTGATTTTGATATTTCTTTTCCTCCAAGAATTATATCACAAACAGTCTCATTGGATTGAAGAATTTCTATCTCATTATATCCATGATGTTTTATATATGATTTTGTTTGACCGTTATCGAGATATAAACGGATAACAGCTTCTTCAAAATCGTCAAGCAAATAAACTGTTGAGCCTGACTGTAATTTATTGTATAATTCCTTTTGGTTCATTTTTATATGTAAAGATAGTAATTTTTATTGGAAATGACTATAATATTTGATTGATTTTTCAGCTATTTCTTGCGCCTTTTTATCAGATTTATCTAATATTCGCCATTCTTCATAATATTTATGTCCTAATCCACCTTCCATGCCTGTTTGCTTTTGTATCTCTTCCCAGCGTTTTTCTCCAAGAATCCTTTTTGCATCTTCCGGCTTTTCTTTTGCATAAATCATTCGTTCTGTATTAACTTGAATTTCGGCAACTAATCCGTTAGATGTTTTGATATTGACTATATTTCCACTATATCCCATAAACGATTCCGGTTTTTGTCTTTTCAGTCGCACAAATGAATCGCTGTCAGACAGTTCGTTCAAGACTTCATCTATTTGTGATTTGGGAACTATAATTGTCGTCCTAACGGCGTCTTTTATATCGTATGGAGTTATACCCTCCGTTTTCACCTTTCTTGTTATTGATGAAATGCTTTTGTAATTGATTGGCGTTACAAATCCTTTGTTCTTTTTAGCTATGAATTCTGCTAAACTTTGTACCTCATTCCCGACTAAAGAAGCACGATTAACAAGCTCTTTAGCTGAATTCTCGGTATTTATATTTTGAACAATTGATTTGTTATCTCTCAAAAAATAAGGTAGGGTGTTTCTTTTCTGGGCTTTCTCGATTTTTTGATGGTTTTCGAGTACCCATTTTTTGAATTCGTCAGGAACATCCTTTACTTCATTTATACTTTCTGTGGAAACATCGCTCCGTCCATCCCATTCCCAGAATTCTTCTTCTGTTTTGAGAATAGGAACTTTATAACAACGACAATTACTACCCCAAAAACATTTTCCATTTCTGCGTATATACATGATATGGTTACGTTCAAGTGTCAGGTCATAAACATTTCCATCATACAAAACATATTCTTTATCAAATACTGTTGATGTAGTTGAGTAACATTCACGTATAATGTAGCAGTCATAATTTGATTTTATTTCAACTCCATTTCTTTTATGAGATTTTCCAGCCTTATTTACAGAGAATGATGGTCTTTTACCTGATTTCAATATAAGTTCAGACAAATCTCCTGACATTTGTTTAGAAGTAGTGAAAAACATTCGTTCTTCTTTGTTAGAAGTGAATACATTCCCTCTATTCCCAACAAATGACTTGAATGGTCTTGTATATCCATCGCACAGAACGAAAGCATTCAAGAATATTTCAATCTGCCTTTTGGATGACGATTTTATTTCATTCGGTATATATTTTTCATTGCATACACCAAAACGTTTCAAATATTGGCAAATGTCTGCTGAATAAAAACATACACCGTCATCATATTCAGTTACTTTATACCCAAGTTTTTCTATTAGTGATATGATTTTATTTCTTGCAGGTTCTCCTTTTTTTTGAGATATAATAACTTGACTTTTACGTATTGTGCTACCATCTGATAACCAATATCCCATGAACTCGCAAAACAAATCAAAATCAATGACTGTGCTTCCGATTGTCATACAATCAATATCATCAGACTTATATTCGCAGCCACGATAAAATGCACCCTTCCCTTTTGTATATTCATTCGCTTGGCAGTTCCTAATTCTGCCATCATTCTTATTCAAATAAACCATATTGTGATCAGGCGTGACAAGGCAATCTAATGACTTATTGAAAAAGCGAATCATTTTACCGCTATGTGAATAGCATTGTCTGTCTGTAAATCCAACCCATTCAGGAACTCTTTCGTTTGGATTTAGAGATAATATCAAGTCATCGTCAAGCACATCTTTGAATAACTTCCATCCTCTACTTGTGAGCACTTCACTATCATCTGAGTAGCAATTAGGGTGCCATCCTGTCCACTCAAAATCTTTTGGGTACTTTCCTGCAAGTTGGTCGCAAATGTCATAATACCGTCCCTTAGGAACTCCCTTGCAGTTATGGTTTCCACTCAACTTTATTTCATATCCGACTACGAAATCCATTTGTTTCCATCTTTCGTTTTCGGCTGCTCTATAAGACATGTTTATTTCTGAACGGGCTAGACGTATGGAACGATATTCACAATCTTGTATATGTTCAGCACTGCCATATCTGTCTTTGTAATCTTTTTGCAGTAATGGGAAATCAAGAAGATATTTACTTATTTGCTTACTCAACGTAACAGCACTGGTTCCTTTTTGAATAGCGCATGAGATCGCAGCCTCCAGTTCTTCTTTGTAGATCATAGATTGCTGCCAGAGTTTTGCAGATATATTGAATCCTTTATCTTTTCGATTCTGGAATGCTTTCAAAGCATCTGAATTTGTTTGATATAGTATTTTATATTTCTCTTTGTCAACTTGGGCGTTATATGCTTTTAGTACTTTGTTTACTATTAAATCCTGTGCTTCATTACTGTTCTTCCATTCTTCGGTAGTACCACGATAGATAGTTGCATTTATATCCTCTACAAAGTGCTTCTGTATATCGTCAATTTGCTTTTTAGTTTGAGGGTAGTCAGACCATTTAAACGGCTTATCACTATCTGAGAAATAATTAGTTAGTGAAACGGCTTTGGCTGCTTCCAAATTCAGGGTATCATATATCTGCTCAACTAGGGCTACATATTTGTTTAATCTCCTGTTGAGTTCTTGGTATTTTTTTTTCTGATTTGGAATCTTTGGCTTTGCCATTATTTTATATACTTTTTCTTATCCTTCTTGGTAGGGTAGAGATGATGTTTTACTATAATCTTACCACAAATAGGACAATCTTGTACGATGTATTCCACTGTAACTACTCTAGTATGCTTTTTCATATTTATTCCTCCGAAATTCTATCAGGTGCTGGCATTTCCAATAATCGGATAGCTTTAATTGTTTCCTTTCCCTCCAATATCGCTTTACATAAACGATGGTAGCCATCAGCAATTTGACCTACTTCGTCAAGAATAATAGGATATTCAAGAGAGCATTGATTCACCCGTTTGCATTGAAAAATGAAACTGTGAAGCTGATTGCATTCAAATGGTTCAGCTGTAAGGTCTATATTCCATAGTGGCATATCAAGAACCGGATATTCTTTTGCCTTAGCAAAATCGTAGAGTGTTTGAGCTTTCCATATCTTGTTTCCACGATGATATTCACTTTCAGCAAAAGTTATATTATCTATTGGAACTTTCATACTATTCTTTCTTGATATATACTTTGATTTCACCAGTAACATGTAGCTCATCACCAATTTTTTCAACGGAGTATTCTATTAGTTCCCTTTGGTTGATCGAACTGATAATTGATTGGCGGACTTCATCCTTAACTTCCTTGATTAACTTTTCATCTGATTTCCGATTAGACCAGCCTTCATCAAGTTTTTTCTTTTTCCGGTAATCCTTGATTTCTTTTTTAGTCCGAACAAGGCAGATACCAAGCTTCTTTGCTTCGTAGTTATCAACTTGTTCAATACTACTTAATCTTTCTTGTGGGGTGATCTTCGCTACTAATCTAATAAGCCAGTTTGATATTTTTCTCTTCATGATTTTAAGTTTTAAGTTGGCAACGCAAACATATGCCTACGCCGCCTTTACTTTTCTACAAGTTGGCGGACAGGTTATAAATCTTCATCCTCATAAGACATTTTCGCACTCATGACACCGACTGTGCTTAGTATCTTGATAGAAAGCCCCTTTTGTACATCAAGCTCAAAAATCACATTATCATTGAATTGAGCAGAAGGGTATTGATACAACAGTGCATAATCCATACCTTCCAACTTTGCGTATAAGCTAAGCGTCCCATGTTTCTCTCTGTCTATCTGTATTACACATTTGCCAACAGAAGTAAACTCACAAGAATAACCCTGTTTTTCCTTACTAAATTCTAATACATCTATTTTTACCATAATGATTATATTTTGATTATTATTCCGATTATTCGAAAATATTGCTTATTCTACTTTGAGAAGCTGCAGCTTCCTCTTTCTGTATCTGCAATAGGGTAGCTTCTGGATCATTAGAACCTGCCTCCCTAATAGTTTGAAGCTGACTCTTAATAGCCTTACCTCCATTTTGTTTAATAAGTCTGTCAGTAGTGGCATCCTCATCCATTTGTATGAAAGGAGTTATAATATGTTCAACTTCTACATTGTCAACTTCACTCGCCCAAGAGACATTCATCATTTTAAGAAAAGCCTTAATAACACTACATTCACGTTCAAAGGCCTCTATCCACGAACCGCTTTCATCGCCAACCTTTAGGTGGGCATCAGTAAGAAGTGTTTGTCTAGCATCAAAGCCAATATTACCAAGTGATTTCATATTATCAAATGAGATGTCCGGCATTTGGGACTGACTCCAAAAGAATTTAATAAGAGTATCAACATGATATTTTAAAGCTTCAATAGCCTGTTCCCATGAAACATATGACACATCTCCTCCATTTTCGACACGAAATACCCTACGGCTTTCTCCCTTGTCTTCTTTTCCTTGAGTTGCACCTGCTACTTTGAGAATAGGAGCACTATTATAGGCTATAACGTCACTATTGCGTGATAAAGTATATTCTATCTCATTACGCAAATACGACAATCCATCGTATATAGGAACAGGACGATAAATATAGACTCCGGGAATTTTCATAATAACAATAGGTTCTACTTTAACTTGTTTCCATCCAGTACCCTGTTGCATCCATTTATAGTGAGTAGTAGCCGTATATGTTTCAAAAAAAATAACTTCTTTATCCTTTATTTTTTTTGAATATTCAAATGACATAGCAACCATATCATCCAACTCATCGAGCAAAGGATACAGTTTAGTTCCATCCATTGGGGAGTAGGTCTTACATTTCAGTTTATATTTGCTTTTAAAGCCATATAAGGTATTCGGGTTCTCAACGGCATACCAGATGGTAAATACTTCACATGAAGCAAAATAATTATTTCCTCTCTTGATATTTTCACTGTCGACGCGAGCATACTTGTAGATATTTTCAATGGCTTTAGCGATCTGCTGTTTGATTTCATTATCCTCAATATTATGATATACTCGTCTTACAGGAATAGAAAACATAAACTCAGTTATTCGCTTAGTGAGGAGCTTCTCCAAACCGATGTATATGCGAGAAGCCTTTTCTACTGTCCCATCAGATTTTATCTTATCCTTACGGGTAACAGTATCACTAACTATCGTATGCAATTTCGGTTCGTAATCATTGATAAGTTTGCTCCATGAAGGAACTGCGACTGTTTTTTCTTTCAGATCGTTAATTACTTCATCAGCAGAGCGGGAATTGTCTAAAATAGAAGTTATTTCGTCCATAGGCTGTTCCGTACTTCTTCATACGGTGATTAGTTGAACATATATAAATACTCCCAAAGAAACCGGATAGCACAATACGCACTATCCGGAAACGTGAAGGAGCACGTTAGCATCAAATGCTACGGTGCAAATATAATAAAAGTGACTATAATAATGCCATATTATAACAAAAAAATAATATCTATCTAGTATAACCGACCATTTTTACAGCCTCATGCATATAATAAGGGAGGTTGATAGCTGCAATTTTACCGGCATATCCACAACGCCATAATTCAGCTTGCCAATCCTGTATATCATCACGTTCATCAATATTGTACTTCTTCAGTAAATCACGCATAATAGCACAATCTTCATATCTTCCCATAACTTTAGCAGAAGAATAAAGATTGAGTAAGACTTCTTGACCATAAAGAAGAAGTACTTTTTCAAATACATTAAGTCGATCTTGTATCATAGGTATATTAATGTCTTACTCGGTAAAGGTGATGAATGCTGCATAGTTTAGCCCTTAGAGGATTTTACGCCTCTTGGCTATAGCAGCATTCAAACAGTCATTGCTCGTATAAAGTACGCCGTTTTTAGCTGGATGGCATTAACAAGTCACCATCTTCCCGGACTTTTCGCTTACTTGTCGCTGTGAAGGCACTCCGGTTTCGTTCGCCTCTCGATTTCTCACATCCACGCAGTATCGAGTTTTAGGAGTACAACCCTCTGTCTCTCTGCTTATGCAGCCTACCGCCGATTGTACAACTGGCTTTAAAAAGAAAGCCTCGTAATAGGTACGGGCTACTACGAGGCAATCATATATAAACTCCAGAAGGAGAATACTTAGTAAATGTCAGGTAACATTCCGTACTTGTTACGGATGCAAATATAGATATTTTATTTCAGAACAACATCTATAAAAGATAAATTTAACACATATTTATCCTTTATAGATATCATATTACCCATGTGTCGTTTTTTTAGACAACTGTGTCACTAACTGTGTCGTTAATTGTGTCACTTGTAACTCTAATTGATTGATTTTTAGCATTATTTCTGTGTCATTAGGTGTGTCACCAACTGTGTCCTAGAATTATATTAATCTATTGAAAATACTAAAACAAACAAAAATGGCGCCGACTTTCACAAGCCAGCGCACATAAGAGCAATGAAAACACCAAAAAGAAGTGTTTTCAAACGCAAAGGTACTAAAAGAAACACAACTACAAAAAATCTTTGAGCAACTCTTCATCACTAATAAAACTGTAATCTCTAGGATAAAACGTATTTGCTAATGCGTCCATATAATCAGGGGAACGTTTAATACGCTTCTTTACATCTTCTTTAGGTTCAATGATAATCTTTCCATTACTAAGAAACTTCCATTTAGTTTCAGTAGCTTCTTCCATCAACTGGTCACATGGTGGCAGAGCAGCTCCAAAACCATTCTTGGGATTAAGCCAATCACGCAAAGCCCAATATAGATATGCTCTCATATTCGCGAACTCATACTCTCCGGTTATGTCATGCAAGCCATCTGCACCTTCAGAGTATTTACATGAAAAAGCGTTTGTAAATTCTTCCTCTAATAATCGTGAATACACACCAGCGCCCTCTCCTATCGTATCAATAAAAGCTTTTGCTCCTTTCTTTTTCAAATAAGGGACTGTCATACCTACTACATGCATGTGATCCGCACGTCCAGAAGATTGATGCACTTCAAATTGAGGAACATAGTTTCCATATCTCGGACAAAGCACACTATTGTCGCGTCCCATACCGGCAACGTCAACTCCTAACTTGCAAGATTTAGCTGGAATGAAACCGTCTGCTTGTAATTCTTGCCAATTCCTGTTTGCTATTTCTATCCATTCATAAGGAATAAGAACATCTTCAGAAACCTTCGGGAACATACCAAGTACCTTGACTCGAAATAAATCGTTAGGTCGGTATAGACTTCCTTCCCAATTGAAATCGCCTTCTCCCTCATTAAAGTCTGTTTGCTGAATGGGAGAGCACCAATTTATTACCTTGTCTTTTACCCATTCATAATCTACTTGACCTGGAATTATAACTTGTTTTTTTACCACATTCTCCGCATTAAGAGAACTAAGCCTAAATTTAGCAAAACGTTCTGATTTCATGGCTCTAGCTGCATATCCAGTAGTAATATTAGGATTAAACACTATGAGCATCCGAGAATTTCCCTGTAAGTTACCTTCTATCGCATTATAAACAATTTCGGATATACCTGATGCCTCTGTGACAACAAACATGGTATTTGCTGCATGAAATCCCGACCATGATTCAGTCGCGTTGTCATCCGCTTTAAATCCTGTCAAAAACCATTCTTCATAATCCGTTCTTATGTCATCAGCAACCAATCTGCCTGGACAACAAAAAGGAAACTTTGCCCTTGCCGCACGAATCAACCTTCTGATTTCAGGAGTCATAATATTTTTCACTTGCCTCCCTGTTGGTGCTGTCATGGCCACCTTGGTATTCCCAACAAGCACACCTTTTTCATTAAATCTAGGAGTAAGATACATAAAACACAACGAAGCACAGGCCGCAACAAAATCTTTTCCACGAGCAGTTCCACTTGCAACAGCAGTCATGGGGTTATGTTGGACAGACTCAATAATAGCTTGCTGCTCACGATCTAATCTTGCGCATAATGCATCACGGACAAATTTATTCCAATCCTTCGACCAGTACGCTATAATTTCACTTATGAGTTTCTTTTTTTCATCCTTTGTCACCATTCTTATATGAACCGGTTAATGATTTTAAAGCATCTACCCAATCATCATTAGTAACATTTACATCTTGTTTATCTTTCCATTCATTTGGTCTACGATTTTTTAACCAAAATATTTGTGCTGTTGTATCTCCCGCGACATGCTTTTTCGTTTTCTTCACCACAGTCGTTTGACCAGATCCATCCTCTCCTATTTTCACCTCAGTTGTAGTTTCCTCAATATCATAGCCAATAGCTCGTTTATATAAAGCACTCTCTACCTTCATGTCGGCTTCGTCTTTACCTTCCTTCAACAAATCTATAACTTCAGGATGTTTCTTTAGTATACTTTTGAACGTAGTAAGTCCTATTCCAAGACGCACACATAAACCTTTATTGTCAGCCCCATTCCTACAGTCTGCTATAATAAGATCTTCCTTCCCTTTTATATATTTATCATAAAGAGAAATCTCCATTTTGGGCCTACCTCTCCCTGCCATATTATACCTCCTCTTCTTTCAGTTCAAGCAAAAAGGCCTTGCAAATATCAATCATACGTGCAAAAGCCACCGTATTACTTTTTATATTAAATTTTTTCTTAACCTCTGTAGCTACCTTAATAAATTCTTCATAGGAGCCGACAACTATCGAACTATTTGCAGATATTTTCTGTTTTTCTAGTTCCGCTAGAACAGCTTTGACATCATTGCTCCTACTTTCAGTAAACAAGAACTTCATTTCGGTAAGCTCTATATCCCCATCATTAATAGAGACCGTGGGAATCTTATTCGTATCAATAAATTGAATGCCGTTAAGACCAGAAAACTCTCTTGCTTCAATAGTGCGCATCTCGCTATAAATTTCCTTAAGCATCTGAGCATCATCTTTGCCTACTAAAGCATTATGACTAAGCACATAGGCAATCTGCTTGTCTTTATCAACCTCTTCAATATACAAGATTAAAATATATTCCAACTTAGCTTTAATGGCAGCTTTTAAGCGATGATTTCCCGACAAAATGAGATATTTACCGTCATTTCGTTTCATCGCAAACGGGAGCTGAGATAAAAAACCGTCTTCAGCCACATTTGCTGTTAGTCTATCTAGTGTGCTTTTTTCCATATAGTGAGCATTCTTCTCCAACGGAACACAATCGTTTATAGGGCTTACATATGCTAACTTATATGGAGCAATCAACTTGTTTACATCATCCAGTTTCCCCTGAATAAGATGAACATCTTTCACTTCTTGTATTTTTTCAACCATAATCTATATAAATCCTTTAATGAATCATCTAAAAAATTAGCAGAATACATTAGCTTGCCTTCATCTCGGCGTTCTAAATCAAATACTCCTCTATATTTCATTGAAATTGGGCTTGTTGTGTACACCGTGGTCTTCACTCCATCGTAGTAGTTAGCCATTTTTCGGGCAATCAGCATTCTTACATTATGAGACTTAACAAGCATGATCAATAATTTACTCAATCTCTGAGTATTTGAGTTTACAACAAAATCGCTTTGCATAAAAATCTGCTCAAGAGTAGAAAGTTTTTTGCTAAAAGAAGAAAAACCGAACGCTTTTCCATCAGCCATGAATACCAATCCCAAATCCCCACCAGTTGTATAGTTAACCTTATTTGCCATGTAAAATGCTTTATAGTAGTTCACATCACTAACTGGACATATCTTTGCTGATATTTCTGTACTATCTGTAAATTCATAATCCATAGGCAAAATATGAATACATGATGGCTTTATATTTTTATCGCGTTCAATGTAATAATGCTTATCCCGCTTTACACTAGAATAAGTGTATATCGGATTCTTACCAGGCCCCAAGTTTATCTTACCAACAAGGAAGTCGTTTATTTCCTGGAAATATCTATCAGAATAGATGATGTTTTCATCATTCTCAAGAAGACATTTAAACATCACCCCACCTTCTTTGGGGTCAAATACATTATAGGGAGCATGAGCATATCTAAAACTATCTTCTACATAGCTAAACATCTTCTCATATCCTCCTTTATAAGTGGGAGGAAAAGCAATACCTATCCCCTTACCTTTTTTACTTTTTAGGAAGTCAAAAAAATCGCCATAAAAGAAACTGCTTATATTAAAATTCAAAGCACCCTTTTCTAATTTCGATATGGTATTGTGATAATAAATGTCAGCCTGCTCTATAAACGAATTGAACATTTCCTCCTGATAATCATTCTTTCTTTGATGAAAGCCTGATACTCTCATGGCAAACATTACCTGAACAAGATTTTTATATCTTGTATCTTTCCAAGTATCAAAAACCAGACGTAATTCAGGATTTACAACTTCAATATCTGTATTTGTGTCAAGCAGCAGATCAGAAATTAGCTTAGAATATAGGCTTACATCATTGGAATGTACAGTATATCCCATGTTGGACATAATTTTGTCGGTCGTGAAATTACCGGAACATCCGATAAAAACATCTTTCTTTTCTACGCCTTTCATTATATCTTGAAGGAGCAGTTTTACTTCAGGTGGTGTCGTTCCTTGGAACATATCAGTATATTTTACAAGTTATGTATGACTTCATACACTAATTTAGATTTAATGCCCTCCTGGCGTATTCCAGGAAGGCTTAAATACAAAATCAACCATTTCTTCAGCTACTTGCAAGAACACTTATACAGTATATTCGGCTTCTTTTCAGTCGTGTCAGATGGCTATTTCCATCACCCCATAAACTGCACAAGTTTTTATGTTCTTGTTTTTGCTTATCGCTACTATAAGGGTTGAGGACGGACGGGATTTGAACCCGAACTATAAAGGTTAACCGGTATTTATAGCAGACCACACCGCCCATGTGCTGTTTTATTTGTGGTATTAAAAACAGCAAAAACTAACCACGCTCATTTCAATGTTTTTATTGAAGGAATCCGAAAATAGAGCGAAAAACAACGTTCCCCATTGAGAGATAAGCAGGAGTCGAACCTGCACAAGTATCGTCTTCTTTCTCGCTTTCGTCCGTAGATTGGCTATCCTACGATCTTTAAACTACTCAACCTGTTACTAACAGCACCGGTCTTGATGACATCCATTCTTATGTACACTTAGAATTTCCGTTCATTTAGTCTTAGCTCCCTATGACCATTTTATCCCTACGTGGTGGTAGCAGGACTCGAACCTGCACCTTCCGTCCAAGAAGTCTTATCGGAATGAAGTTATCTCAATTAAGGATAATCCTATTTAACCGATTTATGAAGCGTCTTCCAATTTCGCCATACCACCAAATTTGCGTGTCTTTCCACGCTGTCAGATTGCACAGACCCAGCTAAAGAAAGGAATCGAACCTTTCTGCCATTTACCATAATCTCAATCACCGAGCCGACTTGAACGGCATTTGAGCGGAAACAGGGAATCGAACCCCACTCTTTGGCTGGAATGCCAACGCTCTGCCGATGAGCTATTTCCGCAAATGCTTGTCTCTTCCAAGCTGCCAATGGTTTCCGTTTTCAATTGACGTGTGTATCCATAACCATAAAAAGCCTCACACATATCTTTAGAACAAACTTGCTTGTTCATACTTAGGTTCTTTCTTTTCAACAACTCCAAACTCTTTGATTTCAATTCCAGTCTTTTCGGTAAGCCATTTTGCAAGTATGTGGCGATGGCAGAAATCACCTGGTTTCTCATAGCAGCATAGAGCAACATCTTGGCCATCACTTAATGTCTTTATTTGCTCCACCACCTTCTTCGCATCTTGACTTTCAAGAATATTGTTGTATAATCTAAGATACTCATCATGGGAACATGCGGCACTTATCATATACCTTGTTGGAGCCACATTAACCATTTGTGGTACTCCACTAATAAATCTTGGCCGTCCAATAGCTACGCAAATAATTTTAATTCCTGCTTCTTTTAATTTTCGGCTATTACCGAAATAACTTGTGTAAATTTTCATTGCTCTTTTTTTATTTTATGATGTAAAAATACAAAAAATGACGCATTTAATGCCATTTTTAGTACTAAAAATATCTAATTCGATGATTTTATTGTCTCAACCTTGTTACATTCATCATATGGTCTGTCTCGTGCCCCATGTTGAAGGTATTACCAAGGTAGTACTTGTGAGTTCTTGCTCTGATAGGTTAAAGGAGTAACAAACCAATCTTTATTGCCTTATCCATCCTTTAAATACACTTTTACAATTGTTTTCATTGCTTTTAATGCTAAAAATGTGGATCAATATAATGACTTTGGTAATGAAGCATAAGCAAAACACCATCCTTGTACGCTTGCCCATCTGCCACCCAACATCCATTTCTTCTTTTAGTGAACACCTTTGCTCCACCTTCAAGTTCTGGCAAAATCCTATAATCACCAGCATAGTAGTCGATACATTCCGTTTGGTTAAATGTAACCTCAATCTTGCATGGAGAAATAACTTTGGTAACAGTAGCCGCTCTCCTATCAGAATAGTAACATATAGTACACCCTAACCCGACTTCAGGAATTAAATTTCTGATGGCTTCCGTCCGTTGCCTGTCCCTCTCTTCTCTCCATTCGGAATACTTAACCCCATCTGGACATTTTCTGTTTTCGATTTCCCTAAGGATAGCAAAACTTTCTTTGCTTGTTAATTTCTTCGATATTTTCATTGTTCTTGTCTTTTAATTGTTAGTAATATTGGTTTCTTTTAGTATTGTAAAGATACTCATTTTCAGGTGTTTAATCAAAATAAAACAATCTAAAACTCCTTTCTTAAACTTAGTTTAACTTATTATTAACCAGGCACTTAGTCTATCAATTTAAATTCATAAGCCCATACGAACGGATTACTTTCCCAAGCGCCTTTGCCTGAGACTTTATCTATCAGGGCAGAAAAGGCTTCTCTAGGACTTCTTTTCATATCTTGCCAACTAAACATCTCAAATCTGTCTGATAAATCATATTTAAAAACTGTTCCGTCTTTAGTATATTTTATAATCCCTTCTTTCAAACAGTCCGCTTCCGATATGTCCTGTAGGCGTTCGCACTTGACTCCGGTGATTCTGATATGTTTCTTACAAGCAGCAGCCGAAACAAACATCTTGTTATTCCAGCCTGCGGAATGTTTCATAAAACCACGAATACCTAAGTCTTTGGGATCTCTATCTAATGAGTCTGGATCATACCCTAAATCCTTGTAGCTTTGTGCAATGGCAACTACTTCGCCAACTTTATATTTGGGGAGAATTTGTCCGCCATCAATCATACGTTCATCTTCGTCATACATACATATTTCAGTGACTTCACCAGAAGGTCTCTTACATACAAAATATCCTGCAACGTTTACACCTCTAAACTTTAAAGGATAAGTAACTATTCTTCTCGTCATAGTCTTCCGACCTTCTAATACAGCTTGTGTTAGGGAAAATTTATCGTTAAACATTATCTTCTTCATGATTCCTCCTTCCGATTATTGATTTCGTCTTTACTTTGATCATTTCGATTCTCCTTCACATCTTCCCAAGCAGTCGCTATTGACCAGAATAGGTTTAACGCTGTTACCACTACAAGAATTCCTGTCAACCATTCTATTCCCAGATGGTAAGATATCAAACAAGATATAAATGACAGCCAAAATGTTATCTCTTCAAATTGATAGTCTTTCATTTTATCATCCTTCCTCTTCTAAATAATAACTCATTTCCTTATACTCTTCATAGGTTATTTCCTTCCAAAAAGTAACTATACATCGTTCTTTATAGTTTTTCAGAAGTAACTTATGTATTTCTGCCAGGCTGAAACAGCCGTTATTTTCACAACGAATTCCAGATCCAAATCTACCCTTGCAACGAAAGGCATAATAGTAGTACTTTTCCATTTTATTTCTCCTTGATTAATTCCGGGTGATCGTAGATGTTGCCTTTAATTTCAAATTCACATTTTAGCTTATTTGAATATTCATCCATCCAATCGTCTGGCATGACAAATGGTGTGCGTGAATTAGGACCAAATTTATTATGCTCAACACAGAAAAGAGCAATGTTTTTATCAAATACGACATTGCCAATAAATCCGAAATTGGGATTTTTAGGGGTAATACGTTCTACAATGTCTCCTTCATAGATCTCCTTTCCGTTCTTGTCATACAAGCCGGTGAACTGTCCTATGGTTTCAGTACAAACCTCATACATACCGATGCTTTTCCCTATGTCGATATCATTTAAGGGTGGAATGACGGCATATCTATCCTTTTCGATCTTAACAAGAAAGCCATACAGCCATTCTTCATCGTATATGCTTTTGCCTCTGAATTTTATTGTACGATTCATTTTATACCTCCATTATTTTTAACGCTTTCTGTATTCCAGCTTCTAATGCTTCTTCGTAAGTATCCCACTGACCACCATCGTTAGGACCGTCGAATATACCGGCAGCTATAAAAGTTCCATTATCAGCCTTGCATATATCATAACCATAACCACAAGCATTTCTAATGATGGCTATATGCATATTCTTGGTTTCGCGCAGCCACTTTTGAGCAAAAGACTGAGTAGGGAAATGATAACAACTGAATCCTTTCTCTGTCAGCGACTTTAAAGTATCTAATGATACAAATTTTTCTTCCATAATTATCACTCCTTACTTTCCAAATATTCTATTAAACTTTTCTTGTCTCTAAAAAGTATTTTATCCCAAAGTGGATAATTGTTTCTTGGTACACTTAAACCGTCAGAGAGCTTGTATACCATCAAAAAAATACGATCTGTATAGGATATTTCAATAGTTATTTTGCTTACAGTGGAATAACAGATATTGTCTCCACTTAGATAGCAAACATTATCGCCTACATTAAACTCTGTATCTATTTTCATAATTATTCTTCTTTTCCTAATATTTGCTGAAATGGATCAAAACTCTCATTTACTCGTTGTATGCCATCTATAGAATCTTTCATATTTGTACACTGTAAACTACTCAAAGCGTTTGCAATTCTAAATATAGGATTTGCCATACGAATATCAGTAAGAGTATCAATCAACTCTTCTTTACTTAGTTGTTTCAACTGCTCCTTGATTATATTCCGCATTTCTTCTTCAGTCATTGCTATTTTCCTTTCTTTAGTTCTTCACAATGTAACTTATAAGCATAGGCAAACATCTTCAAAGTAACAGGCTCAAAGTGAAAATCCGCCTGCTTGCCTTCTACTACAACAGAAACGCATAAATCCCCATCACAAAAATCAATATATGCCATAGCATCGTCATTCCCTCTGATAGAAAAGGTTTGTGTCTGTACGCTATCCATGACTCACCTCCTTTTCTTTAATCCGTTCCAGTATATCTCTGTTGGCTTCAAGTATTTCATCGAAGGAAGGGATTGGCATCCAATGGGTAACATCCCAGCCGCTAATCGTACCATAATTGTAATTCCAAAAATAGGTGGCTATATCGTTGTCTGTATCCAAATACGCAAGCCTCACTGTACCATCTTTAAGCCTGATTAATACAGGATCTCCTATTTCCGGCAACCTGTCCTTTACGCTGATCCACGGAGATTGCTTAGTTCCAGCCTCATAACCTTTTGCATACACTTTCCTTAGATAGCATTCAATCACATGAGGTTGATTTATCCGGTTAGCCAATAGGCTTATTATATCTTTTAATATCATATCATTTATTGTTTAATTTTTCTTCAAACTCTGCAATAATACAGTCTGCATCACCGCCATGTACCCAATTCTCTAAAACCGAGGAAAGGACTTCAATAGCTTGTTCTTTCTGCCATTCGGCGCCTTGAATAAAATTCGTTATCCCAAATTGCGCCAAGTTGCCACCTGACAAAGTACGATCAACCGTTCTATGGTTAAATAAGATATTTTCTTTTGCTGCTTCTTCTAATGTCTGTTTCATATCTTATTTGGTTTTACGATTTTCTCTTAGTTCTTCTTCGCTGACATTCTTGTTAGAAAGATCGCCAAGATTAGAAGATCTTCTTGTATTATTCGGCTGACAATATAAACACATTTGAGTAAAAGGTGAATATACCCTCCCACACTTCGGACAAATCCAACCTTGTTGCCCAAATATTCCGTTATACGGATTGATTGCGCTTGATTCTTGTTTCATAATTTTTTTTATTATTCATCTTGAAAATCGTCAATTTCATATTCCCATTCCATTGCATCCGCTTCTCGAATATTATCACTAAGCCATCCTTTTCGCATTCAACCACCAGCATATTTGCTTTATCAGCATAAATTAATGGGGTTACAATACCTGTAAATGCACCATTTCGTCCGGTGAATTTATTACCTTCCTTTAATCGCTTGATTATTTCCTCTTGATTCATATTTGATTAGTTGTTAGTTAATTACTTTTGCCAACTTATTAAAAGCCTTCTCTTTATCAAACTTAATCCCATCTTTGAACTCTAATATTAACTGCCAAAGTTGGTTTTTGTAAACATCACCTGCTTTATAGTCAGTTTTATAATGACATTTCTGCGGGGTAGTCATTTCCTTAAATGTATTCATCGCATTAAGATATGTGGCTCCCCATTCTGTGAGCTCTACACTAACGGTGTCATTCAAATCTATTTCTATTAACTTACAAATATATATTTTGTGAGTTTCTTCCTTTGCAACAAGAGCAGCTTGTAAGCTCTCTATCCGGTCTTTTAGAATTTCGATTTCACTCATATTTATTTTTGTTATACTCCAATTATCTCATCATTGATACGAAATATGCTATCACTCACAAAATCGTATATCTTATACATAAGTTCCGGTTCCTGTTCCTTTGGGGAATAGACCATTACTCTTTTGCCTACACCTTTCATCCATCCTGCTTCTGTGTTAGCAGACCGACCACAAGGAAGAACCATAACACAGACATCCGCCCACTTCATGCCGTTAAAATCTGAATCAAATCCTTTTTGTGCAATCGGGTGATTAAGAGCTTCACGATATTGCTCTGTTGTCCAGTTTTGCCAGTTAGGGTCTATATCAGACCATTGGAAGCCACCATTACCATGAGGAGGATTCTTAAAATCGTAAACCTCATGTCCTAAATCACGGAGAATACCTACAACGTCCTGTTGAAATACATTTCTCCAACTACTTGCTACATAAATTTTTGCCATAATTATCTTTTTTATTTGATTATAATTATATTTGTCAATGCAATATTGCATAATAACCTAATATTTAATTCTATGTATTCTTACACTATTTCGTTTACAGCAGGAGGCAGAAGCTACTCGTTTACTACTAATATTAGTTATCCTCATAATTTCCATGATAGAGGATTAGTAAAAACAGCCGTTATGTCAGCCATTGGAGCATATAAAAGAGCAAATGGTATTGAGGCTGCAACAGTAGAAAGTTCTGTAAGTTACTAACTGTAATTCATTAGGGAGCTAATATTTAATTAGCTCCTTTATATTCTTGTTTTGATCCTTGTTAGGCTACATCGTTAATACTAATTTCTCCTTTCAAAACTCGTTCTACCTGTCTGTCGATTATCTCTTGAAACTCAATCTGGCAAATAAGTGAACAATCCGGTATAATCTCTTCCACTGGGTCGCCTCGCCACGTTGGCAGTTCGTCAAGGAAGATTCGCCCATCTTTATCCTTTAGACACGTTGCACCTACATCACGCTCAATCTGTGCTACCTCGTTGAATACATTCGGAAAGTCCTTTCGTATCTTATTCCAGTAGCCCATACCACCTTTCACGCATCCGATGCAGTTGTTGTTATTATATCCCATTGAGTACATGGCAGGCTGTTTAATGCCAGCTTTCCAAAGCATACCCATTGCATCAGGTTTCGTTATTTGCCGTTCAATAAGCGGAAACAGCGGCTTTGTGTCTGGATATTGTTGTTTTAGCCGGATAGCCCGGTTAATCTCTTTCGGATCGTAATCAAAGCCCCAAACTTGCCCGTCCCAGTGCTTAAGTTCACGCTCCAGTTTGTACCTAACCTCTTTCTTTAATTGTAGTGTACAGGCTGCACCATGAGCCCCGTTAATATATCCCTTTCGCAATACATCAGCAACACAAGTATATTTGTCGCTTCGAATGGTGTGAATAGGTTGCCCGTACCACTTCTCGCAATCTGCAAGAAACCTGGCATTATCAGGATGCCCGGAACCAGTTTCAATATAGTAGATATACACATCATCATACAGACTTAGTGCTATCTTACAAGCGACTGCGGACGTCACACCGCAACTGAACCATGCTATTATCATTTGATTCCTTTCATTCTATAATTGTTTTTGCATAGCCAACAAAGCATATCATAGGCTGCATCAAGAGGATTATCATAGCTATCGGATGTTCTTTCGTCCAAAAGTTCGTCACTATCGAAATAACTACAAAACCAGCCGTCTTCGGAATGAAAGATAGTTGGCTGATAATGGCAACCAGAATCCTTTCGACTGCTATCAACTAATATCCTTTTACCATTTTCCATTGTAGGATATAATACAGGCATAATTTCCAATATATCTTGTAGAGTAAAAACTCCACAACATTCCTTATAAGAATGGTCGTAGTTTCCTGTTTCAGCGTTAAGTAATTCTATCGTTGTAGATTCCCAAATTTCAGTTTCAGGATTATACCACTGATAAAACCGACAATCTTTGCCGTTATCCTGTACTTCATCCCATCCTACGTATTCTCCATCTTCCGTGATGAATAAGAGAACCATACTTGCGTCGCTCGTGTCTACACCAAGGTTTTGTAGTCTCCGCATTTGTTCGATTGACAATGTTATTTTCTTCATTTCTATCTTGTTTTGAGGGTTATTCATAAACTTCATTCCCGCACGTAGGGCAGAATGGATTCAAACAGTTACATTTAGGTTCTCCTATATTAGGAATCTGTCCGACTTTCGTATAGTAATCAATATATTCAGTTTCAGAAGGTGTATGTCCTTTTATCATATCAACTACATAATTCCATGAACGCATTACATTCCGATCTAAACATGTTTCTCGTTTAGGAGAATCAAGTGCATTTGACACCATCCGAAGTGTATTGCATATTTCTTTTAGTTCCCAAAGAGGAACATTTACTGTTTTAGTCAATTCGTTCATTTTTATTCTTGTTATGAGGGGGTATACAATTCATATCCATTATCCCAAAGACTATCACTGCGAAAATTGAAGAAATCTTCCAAAGAGATACGTACACCATCTTCTAAAAGAAGAAATCCGTTTTCAATAGTCATCCATTCGTCAGAGGAAAAGAAACGGTGCGTAACCTTCTTACCCTCTTTCATTGCTTGTATAGCTTCTTCTTTGCTCATTACTTATTTATTTTTAATTATTCGACTTGTTCCTCACCTTCACGTATTAGGGTAAAAGGTAGTTTGGTACCACAATTCACACAATAAGCTGTTTTACTCTTGTTTAAGGAAACTCCATCGGAATATTCCCCACCGGAATATGTACCGTCAGAATTATGCACACTCGTGTAACTCATTCTAAACAGATCACTATACTGATAACCGTAAAAACCATTGCAATAAGGGCAAGGAAGCGGTTGTGCTTCAGTTACTTTTATGGAGATTTTTTTGCTCATTTCTGTTCTTGATTTGAATTATTTTTCACCACTTATTTTTAATTTTACCAATTCACCAATAGGATAGGTCGTATGTTTCGGTCTGTTTATTTTCACTTTATGAGAAGAAAGAAACAACGGAACAGATTCTATTCGATAGAAAGTGTAGTAAGCTTCTTTAGGAGCTGTTTTTTCATATTTCTTTAAATATTCTTCTGCTTTATTTCTCGTATCAAATGCGGCAAGGATAGAAAACCAAACGCCGTCTTCTTCGTATTTTCCGGATTCCCTTTTAGTTACTATGTAAATTTTGCTCATTGTTGTTTATAGCTGTGCCGGAGGATAGCATCGAACTACCAATAACGCCCGCTTTCGCCCTTCGGGGTTATCTCCACACTCCGGCGGTTATTATATGGAGCGGCAAAAACCGCCCCGGTTATTTATTCACTTTTCTCTTCCGGAAGAAAAACAAAGTCCGCCCAAATATCAAGGAATTGTCGACCGCAATACGCTGCCAGTTCCGACGTTTTGAAGGCAAGCCGAACACCGATGCTCGCATGCGTGTACGATGAATCGCTATACGCGCTCGCACACGAAACACCGCCTAACGCGTACGCGTAGTTGTACGACCGATACACCACACGAGACTTTTCTTCCTCGTCTAACTTGTTGTATTCTTCCCTTGTATAAAGAATAAACCAAGGATAATAACGGCATTCATCCTCTGTAAATTGAGGTTCCCAGCCTTCATTTAAAGCCTTGACAATGATACGGAGTTTCAGGAAAGCCAGAACGTCAGGTTCAAGACCGAGGGATATTTTATCTCGGTTCCATGCTTCTGCATCGATGCCAATTTCACGGCAGGCGTCCTCAAACGTCTTAATACGTTTTCTTACGTCTTTTTCTGGTTCATCAATAAGAGTTAAGATTCCATTTCTCCAGACAGCTGTTTTACCTTCCGGAATTTCAATTTCTAATTTCTTTGATTTCATTTTTCTTTTATTTATTGGTTTTCACTATGGAAGATTTTTACGCCTGTGACTTCCTCGATCTTATCCTTTGCAAGTTCGGGAATACGACAACGACTACCTCGCCAATTACGAAAGGTATGTAATGGCACTTTACATGCTTCTGCCAATTTAAGGGACATTTCAGAAGATTCTTTTACCGGCAAATTCAAAAGGTACATTCTTAGTTTCTCGCCGTCATCATTCCTTTTTAATTTTTTTTTCGTCAT